TTAATAATTTTTCTTCATTAAATTATACATGTTCGCAATATCCTCACGTATCAGTATGATAGGAGCTGTATTTTTTACTATTTGTTGTAACTGCCCAAGACCTTCATATTGAATGTCACGCATTTCGGTCATATTTGCAGCCATATTTTCAGCAAAGCTGCGCATTACACTTATATCTGCACATATCTGAGCTCTTGTCTCATTTCCTTGTTCAACTGCTATTTGCATAGCATAGCCAATTCCAATCAACGTGCTTGCTTGGTCAGCTGTTATTGCTTCGATGGCTTTGTTTGTAGCTGACTGGGAAGACACTTCTGCGTACCCAGTTATCTTAGCTGCTTCGTCACGATATTGCATTCCTTTCTGAACAATGTCGTTATACTTCTTGTTAAGTTGAGATGTTTCGTCAGAAGTAAGCCCGTTTTCTGCCATTTTTGCCCATTCATCATAGAAACTTTGCAATTCATTGTCAAGCAAATCTCCGATTTTAGCATCCATGACGGCATCAAAAAGGTAACCACTAAAATCATCAGCGAAATCCTTGGCACTCTTGCTCATATCTTTCAACGTGTCTTTGAAGTTACTTTTCAAATCATCGAATGACATGTTTGTAAGTCGTCCTGTCATTTGTTCATCAAGTTTCTTTTGAGCATTTTCATAGTTTTTTATGTAACTCAATACCATGTCTGGTATCTCGCCAGATTTTCCGTTTTTACCTCCTTCCTTACGATATTCGTTCAATATTTTATTCAAGGTCTCGCCTTGGTCATAATCTCGGATTTTTGCCATTTCTTCGGCAGATAGATGAAGAAAGTCCCAACTTGACTTCACTGTTTTACCAAGTAGTGACGAAACAGTCGACATTGCACTCTTCCATCCTTTATTGTCCTCAACTGACTTATTTAACGAAGTTCTCCATGTACCATGTTTTTGAGCTTCATAGTACATCTTATTCTGCTCGTTAGCTTCGCTCTGAGCTGTTAGCTTTTTAGCATCTTCGTATGCAGCCTGCGCCTTGTAAAGAGAACTATTCTGTATAGTATCGTTCAAATTGTCTAAGCATTGGGCAAGGACGTTGTTCTTCTGCGTCAATGCATCAATGCTATTTTGCATCTTTGCAGTATTGTCACCGCCTATGCCGAGGACAGAGGTGAATCCTTGAATTGCCGAGACTCCCTTTGTAAGAGCACCGATGTAGTTGTGACTTGCGAAATCTGCTGCCGCTCCTGAAGCATCGTTAAATGCCGACAGTCCCTCAGAAGCTTTCTTTGCAACACCGCCCATACCGAGATTTTCAAACAGTCCTGGTAGCTCGTTGATATCTTTCTCTGTAATGAACTGCTCTTTATTAGTGAACCAGTCAGCTATACTCTGCGCTGATGAGCGTTTCGCTCCGTCCTCTTTGTTCTTAGCCACCGCTGTGGCTTTCGCTGTCTTTTTCCTCGCATCTGCAAGCTTTCCTTCAAGTACGGCAAGATGGGAAAGAAGTGTAGACATTTCCTTGTATTCCTTTGTTGACTTGTCTATACCGAACTTGTCAAGGTTGGATTGTATGTGTGCTGTATCGTCACCGATAGCACGTACTCCAAGGTCTGTAGCTTTGTAGTTAGCTGCTTTCAATGCCTCTTCATACTGCTTTTCAATATCTGCTTCCTTAGATTTTGCATCCTTGAGTGCTTCTTGTGCTTCCTTCGCTTCATTGATGCGGCGTATATATTCTTGTTGCTTCTCACCAACAAAATCAAAAAGGCCTCCTTGTTTGCTAATTTCAGAGTTAATGTCATTTATCTTCTCCTGAACCTTGGATATGTCAGATATATCGGTTAGTTTGCCACTTTTCAACAACGCTTGAAGCTGACTGCGCAATGATTCAAGATACTTTTTTGTATGTGAAGATAAGTCAGAGAAGACGTTCTCCCAATCTATCTGTTCGAAGACATTTTCTTTGTTAATACTACGCAGTTCGTTGTCTCTTTGTTGTTCAAGAGAAGCCTTTTGATAAGCATTTTCTGCTTTTGCAATCTTGTCTGCATACTCTTCTGTAATAGCAAGTTTCTTATCTTGTATGTCGCCATATTCTTTCAAGAAGGCATACAATCCCGACTTCTCGCTTTCTATTAAATCGTTGTTCAGCTTTTCTATCTTTTTACTTCTGTCTTGGCTTGCAAGTGCTTTAGACTCTTCAATAGCTTTTGACTGCGCATCCGTTAGCGTTGTCCCTTTTCCTGCTTCTTTATTCTTTTTACGGAACTCGTCTTCTTGTTTTTTAATTTCAGCAAGACGCTTCTTATAATCGTTGTCTATTTCTTTTAACTTCTTTTCTGTTCCTTCTTTCATAAGTGCAATAGTTGCGTCGATGTTCTTCTGTTCAAGTTCCAGTAACATCTTATTTAATTCTTCTTGCGCCTTCTTTTGCTTTTCTACTGTCTTGTTTTTTTCTTGCGTTCCTTCTATACCTCCGAGCTTAACATCAGTATTGATAGTTTTCTGTTGCATCGCATAAGTACTTCTTCGCTGTCTTGATAAGAAATCATCCAAAATATCAGTATTGAATTCTGAATATTTATTACCAGACTTTTTCAGTACATTTCTGACAACATTTTCGCCAGCATTGGCGAGTGCTACAGAACTTGCATTTTTATAACGACGTTTGGCTGCATTTACACCTGCTTCGTACCATTTCTGTAGTCTGTCTCTTTGCTTCCTGTATAGCTCGAGGTTTTCTTTTTTATTACTTTGATAAGATTCGTTTGCGCCCATGGCTACGACTGCACTTTCAGGGAAAGCTCCCATTCCAGATGTTGCCGAATCGACATATTTCGCACTTTTTCTTGAGCCTTTATGATTCTTGTCGTAATTTTTAAGATAATTGAGTTCGTCCGCAGTTCGTGAAGCTCCTCCAATTATCCTATTAAAGAAACGCAAGATGTTTGTCAATACAGGCGTTAAGTTGGCATTTAATGATGTCAGAAAACCGTTCCATGCGTTGTTTAACTTCTTAAGGTTTACGTCTGCACGTGTGTTTATGTCAGCTAACAGTTCTTCTTTGGTTGCTGCGTTACCAATTGTCTTTGTGTATTTTTCTATTGCTTCGGCATTTTTGATAAAATACATAGCCGTAGCTCTATTACGAGCCATGAACTTTTCTCCGACATTTTCACCTCTATCATATGCTTCTTTAAGGTTTTTAAGTGCCGTAACCATGCCAACCATCGAAGGGTTGTATTCTTTCTGCAATTTTGACATGCTCATCAAAAGCATAGAAAATTTTGACGCAGCCTTAGAAGCACCACCGAACTGATTGCTTGAGAATCCTATCAGTGACGACATTTCCTTGAAACTTATTCCATAAAGAGACGCGGTAGAACCAGCGGACTTTATGGCTTCTGCCATTTCTCCGAATGACGATGTTGTATTGCGAGAAGCCGTAGCAATAACGTTAGACATTTTCGTAGCTTCATCTGCCGTTAAATGGTATTCGCCAGATATTTCAGCAATGCTTTTTGCCGACTCCGCAGATGTCTTGCCTGTTAAAGCTCCAAATTCATTAGCTGCTTTAATCATTCGCGTCAAGGCTTCGGGAGAATCATTCAGACCATCCCACACCTTTACAAACTGAGTAGCTGATTGCGCCATATCCACACAGCTTTTTGAAGTCGTTGCGGATAATGCGAGAATATTCTGTCGGAGGTCTTTTATCTTGTCGGAATCCATATAGTGGTCAAGCGGTTGTAATGACACACGGAAAGCTTCTGAAGCCTTAGACATATCATACAATCCTTTGCCTACAGCAGCTATTGCTGCTCCCCAAGCTCCGATTTTTCCAACAAACCCAAACAACGCAGAAAAATCACCTTTCATTAATCCGGCAAAAGAACTCTTTAATCCGCCAAAAATTCCTTTTACCTTCTTTTCTGCTTTTTCGGCTTCCTTTCCTATGTTTTGCGTCTCTTTCGCACTCTTTTTTGCTTCTTCGGTAACATCTTTGTAAGATGCACCCATTTCGCGCAATTTTTCTTTACCTTGGATTATTTCACGGGTTATTTCATCTTGTTTCTGTTTGTTTTCATTTGCCTTGTCACTATTCTTTCCATAAACCTGCGCAATTTCCGAATACTCGTTTTTAAGTATCTTCAATTGGTTTATATCTTCTTGTATTACGGTTGCAATGTCGTTCTTTGACATTCCGCTCCACATATCGGTGGATGCTGTTTTTGTTTCTTCTGTAGCAGTGCGCAACTTTTCTAACTGTGCCGTAACTTCGGCAATTTGCTGTTGCTTTTCCTTGATTGCGTCACCTTCGGCAAAATATTCTTTGATTGTTGTAAATGGGTTGTCCCCTTTGCGCATAGTAGAAATGAAGTCACCGCCCCATCCGTTGGCGTGGTGGGCTTGCATCTGCTCCAGTTGCTCGTTTAGCTTCTTTAATTCGTCTTCTTTAGCTCGTATTGCATCAAGTGTTTTGTTTGTGCTTTCGGTTTCTCGCTTTTGCTCGGTTTCTGCTTTTTGCGCTGTTGAAGTATATGCGTCAGAAAGTCGCTGTAAGCTACTTGCAATTTCGTTTGCTTCAGTTTTAAGTTTGTTGGCACGTTCCAGAAGGGCATCGGCAGCACGTGCGTTCATTTCGTTGTTGTTATCCACGATGTTGCCATCAACAATTTTAAATGTAGTTGCCGCTTCTCTTGCCTTCTTCTCTTTTTCTAACAAATCCGTTTGCTCGGACATTAATTGGCGATAACGTGCTTCTGCGCTTTCTTTGGCTTTAATGTATTCCTCTTCACTTGTCTTGCCTTGTAATATCCGTTCCGTAAGTTTGTCAAGTGCTGCCGCTTCTGCGTTTGCCGTTTCAGTTCGTTGCTGGTTTGCTTCTGCCGCTTTCTGATATGCTTGTGTATTATCTTTTACCGCCTGTGTTTCTGTGCCTATTTTCTCGGCATTAACACCGTGAGCCACACTTTCTGTGCCTACGGCTGCTGCCGCCCCAGCGTGAACAGTCGCATTTGCGCCAGTTGCTGCCGTTGATATAGAACGACCTGCATTCAATGTGTCAATAGCAGCATTGAGAGTACCAACATACTGCTGAGTACTACCAAATGTACCCAACATTGATAAATATTCGTGGTTAAGTTTCTCTACCAAACTCTGCTGAGACTTCAACTGCTCATTAATCTCATTCCATTTATGAGAACCTTCGGCTGTTTCCGATAGTCTTTTTTTGAGCTTATCGATGGTTGTCTCCGCAGTCTGAGCCTCCGATGCAAGCTTCTTTAATGCTTCGGGCGTATCGACAAGTGATTTGTTGATTTCTTCGATACCTTGCTTCAAGGTCTGCACGGATTGCTTTGTCTTTTCGCTATCAGAAGCAGAACTTTGTGCTATATCATTCAATGCTTTAGTCATCTTAGAGCTGACTTCATCCGTCTTTACCCCGAGTAAATTAAGGTCATTTATCAGTTTATCTAATGACTGCTGTATGTCGGAAATATCCATTTGTCCGCTTATTCCAAGTATCTCGTCTGCTGCCATATTGTATATTGTTTTAGCCCATCATATCCATAAAGAAATCGGATGCGTGTATTGACTTTTTTATAGATTGAGGTTTGTTTTCATTTTGTTTCATGCCATCATGCCCCTTATCAATATTCTCATTAGAACCGAATGTCGGGATAGAACGATTAAGAAGCATAATGTTTAAGTATGAGCGCTTAAATACGACCTCCTCGTAACTCATACGAAAATACTTCATTACTCCTCCGATTGTTGCCCAGGGGGAGTCGTTAACGGCTCCGTTATCGTCAACACTTGGGTGAGGAAAGTTATAGAGGTTAAGAAAAAATTTGCATTAAACGAACGACTTACGAATTTTACAAGTTCGTTGAAGGCGATAATATCCAAGTTCTTTCGGATATAACGTCCCCATAGCCAACGTTTCCATGTCTTTCTGAATGCGCATTTTATAAATATTTCATTCATGAGACGTGCATCGTTGCCGTGTTCTGCAAGAGCTTTGAATATATTGATTTTGTCTCCTTCGCCCCATGATGGTTTTTTGATATCATTAGCGTACACGGACATTTCCCATATTTGACCGAACGTCAAGGGCTTAACTTTAAATCTAAACCACCCAACTTTAATCTTGACACTTTCTTCCAAGATTGTGTCTGCCGTTATTTTCTTGTCTTTTGTTTTCATACCTATAAAATAAAAAAGCGGTGCGGTTTGGGTCATGCCCTTACCTCACCGCATATCGAAGATTTGTGCTGATTATACTTCCTTATTGATGTCTGCTTTTACATCTTCGAGCAAGGCCCAACGATGTCCGCTTACTTTTTCACCGCTTGCGTTGAACACAGCCATCTGGCGGAACTCAATATTCAGGTTTGGAAGACCTGTCTTACCGATAGAACCGCTGCGAGTAACAGTCAGTTTCATTTTTGAGAACTGGAATACCTTAGCTGGCATGTCGTCAAGAACCTTGGTCTTAATCTGTACTGCCTTGTAGATTTCGGTTTCAGTCGGGAGTTCTTCGTTCCACTTGCTGTCAGTGGACGACGTATAGCCGAGGATAGCCTTGAAAGTTTCAGCGGACAAGTCGTAGGTCTGTACCGTGAAGCCTTTGGTTGCTGCCGATGATGGAAGCACTGCAAACGGGTCTTCTGAGTCTTCTATTTCTACGTCGCTCGTTGACGCTGCGCTATCATTGAATGTCAAAGAGCCAGACACGATAGCCTTGAACTTGAACGGAAAGTTAGTCGGATAGCCACCATTCGCTACAGGGTCGGCAATGGCAAATTCCTCAATGCCGTAAACACCATTTTTTCCTGTTTTTGCCATATCGTTAATTCTTTAAATTGTTAAATATTACGTGGAATTTCAAATTAATGTAGTAAGTATTGTCGTTGTCGGGTGTCGGTCGTGAATCGGAATAGAATTCGAAATACGCCCCTTCGAGATATGTGTTATCTTCGAAAAAAGCGAGCAGATTCTTTGCTATTGTAATTAGTCTTCGTGTGTTGGGTTCGTCATTGGCGGTACGTTTAACATGTATGTTAACATTTACAACGCCTTCGTTTATTGTATCTTGCTGTACAAAAGGCAGATGGTTTATGACGACATATTCATTCAAGCTTGATTTCTTGGGGATTTCATACTTGAAGACCCCTTGCTCATTTATGCCGATTTTTTTACATTCCTTTTTTAAAAGCTTATACATTGCACTTACAGCGTCATCCCCTAATGTCATACCTTACGTTTTTTTATTGTTAGAGCCACAATTTGAGGTATCGTCTTTTGTATGTTGTAAAGCCTTTTACCTCCATAACTTTATTGATTGTACCGTCCTTTTTTATTATCATTACCTTGTCACCTTCACGAGGCAGTATTTTATACTTGTGTTTGGAAAGAGGAGCAATTACTTCATACGAGTAAGCATACCGTTGCCCGTCATTCAAACTTACAAGCTTTGCACTGGTGTTAGGATAAATAAGGCATTTCCCGAATTCTAAAAATCTTGTTGCAGTTGCTTCTACAGGATTTCCATCCTCGTCATAACCGCCTCCAGCATTTTCGTGCTCCACTTCAAAATTAGGTTCTCCATTGTCGTTCATGTCAAAGAACCTGTCTCCTACCTGAACATAGCCAACATCGTAAACCTTAATCTGTACCTGTAGCTTGTCTTCAAAGTTCATGTCTCACCCTCCTTCACCAAACGCTTACACTTCGCAACCAATAGCCGTCCGAATCTTCATTAAGAACAAGGTCAGCATCCAATCCGGCGTCTTTGGCGATAGATTTAATCATATCGTCAATTAAGCTATTCTGGTTCTTGTAGCCTTGGGACATACCGCCTACATTCTCGCTTGAAAGCACACGCATCTTATACAAGATACGCATTGCAGCATAGGCTACAGGCTTCTTTACAGACACTGAATATGTATCATCAACACTTGCCGATGTGCTATACTTATCGGCTGCGTCGATAAACTTCTTCTCTATTGCTTCGTCAGAAGTAGAGAATGGCTGTATTTCACTTGCAATAGCTTCCGAGATTGTCATGCTGTCCTTGTCTTAATGTTACAACTTACTACATTTAGAGTTCCTAAGACAACCTTTTACTTGGTTGTTTTGAGAATAAAGAGGTCGTTCAAGCCGTTGAACACAGGCTGCGCCCACATATCGTAGTTTACATGATAGCCTGTCTTGTCACGCCAATAGCCTACGTAGTTGTCGTCATAAGAAGAATAAGAGACACCAGGAATTGGGTCTGCCAACTCCAACGGGTCGGAAATCTTCATTATGGCTACGGTGTCGGCACACTGAGCGACTACACGGTCGTCAACGATTAGATTGACTGTCGAGCCGTCGGCAAGTGTTACAAACTGGTCTTCATCAATCTGTATTACAGGCAGCAGGATAGAACGCAGATAAGTGTTTACTTGGTCTACCGTGAGCATCGGCACGGCAGGGTTTATCTGGATTGTGCCGAGGTTAAGCTTGAATGTGTCCTTGATTTCCTTTGCCTTGCACATTTTGTAGAATGTGTTTTCAGACATACGGAGCTTCTGAATCTTGCGACCCTTCTTCTTCGCCTCGTCCTTGAGCATCTTGATGTCGGCGATTGGAGTTGCAGTCTCTGTACCCCAGTTGTTGGTGACAGAAATCTCCTTAAAGCCAAGGTCAAAGGTGTAAGATACATTCGCCTTTGCGTTGTTGGCGCGAGAGACTGTCTGCTTGCCCGTATAGAGTCCTTCGAAGTAGAGCATGTCAAGACGCTTGTGAGGCGCGATGACAGCACGCTCGAAGGGGCGGAAAGAAAAACTAATAAGCTTGTCGTACTGTTCGTTGAGCTGCGCCTGAGTGTAGTTACGGCCTTCCACGTCACGATAGCGACCTTCAAGCTGATGCATCTGGTCAAGATAATCGTTGTCAAGCTCCCACTCGTCGCCATAACGACCGATTGAACCAGTCAACTGACCGAAGTCGGGCATATGGTGTACAGGCTTCTCAGCATTTTTGGCGATAACAGAACCTACCATAGCAGCAGTGTATTCTGCAAGATTAGCATTGTAAACCTTTGCAGCGCAATAGTCAATCTGCTTAATCTCGTTCTTCCACAAAGCCTTGTAGGTCGAGGTCTTCATGTTCTCGTCAATATAGGTCTGAAAAGACTTCGGGTCTAATAGCTGTTTAAGAATACTATTCATACCTTTCTATATTTTGTGTTATTGTTATCCTGTTAATAAATTTTACTTGCTGTTACTGTATCTTGAACAACGCGATACCGTTAGCGTTCAAGCCAGCCTTGATGTCTGCGTTGATAGGGTAGGGGAGCGATGCTTCCTCGACCTCCATAACACGGAGCGTAGGCTCAACCTGCTGCGAAGCGTCCTTGTCAAGCTCCTTAGTTGCGTAGGTAAAGCCAAGGATTACGTCTGAGTCCTTGTTGTAGTCAGTAACAATGTCGTTTGTGTTGATGGCAGCGTCGAGTCCTGCCGAAAGCGTCACAGTGTCAAGTGTTGTGCTTCTTGCGATAGATGAGATTTTCTTGCCGCCAATGGTGTCACCCTCCTTAAAGAGAGAACCATGTGCGAGTTTCACTGTTTTGGCAGCAGCTTCAGCCTTTTCTGTAACCTTTGCAGTCTTTACAGCGACAGCCTTGCCACCTGTGCCAAGCTTAACAACCGTACCCTTAGGCAACCATTTTAGTTCGGCTGGCAGATTGCTCTGGTCAAGGTCATATCCGCCCTGTCTTACGACGCACTGCTCTTCCCACCAAGAACCTTCCTTAATGTCGGTAGGCACGGTCTTTTTGAGGTACATTCCTTTATAAGCCATACTTTACTAATTTTTTAATTTTACATTTGATTTACTTTGCAGCACCCTCGGGCTTCGGAGTGTTACGCTCGGCAAAACCCTCCATGCGCTTGATAAAATCCTGCTGCTCGGTCTGTGGAGTACTTGTTGTCGGGGCTGTGACAAATGTGCCGTTTGCGACAAGCGACTGCTTCAGTGCGGTATAATCGCTTGTTATCTGCTCAACGACCTTGTCAAGGTTCTCCTCATTGTCGAGCGTGTAACGTGTACGGAATACTTCGGGGACATCCTTTAGCTTCTCATTGCTTTGCAGCAATGCTGACAATCTTGCTTTTTCTTCACGCTCCTTATATGGAGCGAGAGCAGCAGCAACAGCATCTGAAATAGCTTTCTGTTGGTCGTTCTTTGCGTCGGCAATCATTCTTGCCACGTCATCGGCTGTTAGTGGAGCGTTTGTCGGAGTCGTTGGTGGAGTTGGTGGTGTAGGAGGTACTGTTGGGTCAGTCGGTTTAGTCCAACCTTTGTACTTCAACTCTGTCTCACTTACCGCACGATTGAATGACGATTGCATCATGCCTACATAAGGCTCGACCGCTGTGATAGCTTTGGTAACGTCCTCGTCTGTTGACTCATCTGTTAGGCCACGACTTGCGATAATCTGGTCTACCAGCTTTGAAAGTTCATCCTTCTTCAAACCGTACTTCGCGAATGACGTTTTGCAAGAAGCAAGCACTTTTTCTTTTATTGCCATAGTGTAATTCTGTTTAAACGTTAATGAAAATTTTATCTAACAACAAAATTACATCATAAATGAATGCGTATAAAGAAATTTAAAAAGGCTGTGTAAACAATTTTGTTTTAGCGTGTTTTTCTTTGGTTTTGAATGATGTTTTATGTGTCTGTGTATAAGTTTGCATAAATGAAAAGATATTGCATTAGATACAAAATAAAACAGGGCACAACGCATTTGTTAGCGTTATACCCCGTAATAATGTGTTATCTACAAGCTTCTATAAACTTGTTTATATAGTAGTGTTGTCCAGATTCTCAATATTCTGTTCTATGTTAACAGCAACAGCGTCACGTATTGCGCGAACAGTATCAACTGTTGCATCAATCACATTTTCTCCTCCTTTTTTATCTTCAAACAGGCGTATAGCCCGCTCTTGCAATTTTAAAAAATCCCGAAGAAGATTGAGCATTTCTGATGTGGTGTTGCTTACTGTGAATACTATCTCGCTGTTGTTTGTTGATTTATCGTTGTTCATAATTTACTCTGATTTAAATAATTTGTGTGTTACTTGTTCTCTCCGTTAATTTCGGCAATAGCTCGCTTTACATTAAAATCGTTGTTGTAAAGCGCAATAATAAAGCGTTTGCCACGCTGATTCCATACAAGGGTTGTACTGGTTGATATTTCACCATTGCTTGACTGATAGTTGTAGGTGCGTGTACCTGCCAAGTTCCAACCCTTATAAGGCATCTTTAAGTGCCATTGTCCCGATTGCGAGTAAATTATACCTAATTCTTTTAGCTTGGTGTTGAGCGAGCGTGCCGTAATGTGCAAGTCGTCGGCAACTTGCGTTGTTGTAATGCAAGTTGTTGAAGCAAGTGTGTTGTCGTAGTATTCTGCTTTAGGTGCAGCAACTGTTAGTTCCTTCTTTTGTAAGTTGATAGTTTCTGCTTGCTGTTCTGTTTGTGTTTCAAGCTGTCTGATACGTTCCTCACGCCGTGCAAGAGTTCTCTGAGCGATAACGTAAGCGCGAGCCATAATATCCTCGTCGCTGTCGTTTTCGTTTGTTGCGATGTAACCTCCTTTGGTGCGGATTTCATGGAGAATTTTCTTTACACCTTTCTTGAACTGCTTGGCGATAGGTTTGCGTGAACGCATAAGTACTTCATACAAGCCATCTTCGGTTAAAAACCAAGCACCTTGACCACCACAAACATTGTTTGGGTTGGTCACAAATACTTTTTCATCTTCATCAACAATCTTAACCATCGTGGATACGTCGGAATGTTGAATCCAAACAGCTACATCGCTTGCCCGAAACAATGGATGTTCTGCTGTGCCCCATACGTCAATTTCTTTGTCAAGAAAAGTTGACTTGTTAATAATTTTGATTTCTTTCATTGTAGTACATTTTTGAAAGATAACAGGCAATAGAAAAACGGCATCGCCTTTCCCGTTGTACTACACCATCAAGGGCAGGATTTCCATTACAGATTTCCACGGGGGTACGATACCGTATATGTATATTATTGGGGCATAAAATATGCCCCAATGGATTATGTTTGCGGCTATTCACCGCCCTTGATTAATGTAGTACACCACAAAATTATAAAATCTTCTGTGATGCACAAAATTTTTTTTGAGGTATTTTTATACAAATCTCTGATTATTAGTATTTTATTAGTTTAGGCTTGCAAAACTAAAGGAAATATTAATTTTGCAAACCTGTTCACTCTGTTTAAAATTTTAATATATCGTATACATTTCTTGTTTCTTTTAATCCCATTGTTTGCGAAGAATAATCTTCTTTACTTTAAACCCATTCTCTTCATAAATATTGGCAATTCTTGTTGCCCCATATTCATCTGTAGCCACAGGTCCTTTAGTTTCCGTTACATTAAATATTGCCTTTTCTTTTGCTTTTTTATATTCAATATCTGAAAGTTTTTTTATTTCTTTTTCAATAGAAGGTCGGGGAGAATATGCTTTACCAGTAGCATAGACAACCAAAGTTCCGTTTTTTTCATTGAAAGAGAAATCATCCAAATCGCCATATCTCATATAATGAACATTCCATCCTTTATGTTCTTTATCGAAGGAATCTTCAAATTTATCTCTTATTAACGAATTTACCTTTTGTATCGAAAGTGTATTCGATAGAGATTTGTTTTTATTTGTCGTTGCGTTAATTTCTTTATTTCTTCTGCTCGCGCTTGCGTTAGAGCTGTTTACCGTTCTTGTTGAACCTCCACCTTTTGCCATAATATTTTGTTTTTTTATTTGCAAAGTTAATGATTTATGTAATCGGGGGGGTAAATGTTATCTACCCTATGTAAACAATTAAAGAGCTATGTAAGTGATATCTTTCTTCGAATTTTTTGTAGCTCTGTCAAGGCTAACCTTACCGTGATAAATGCCTTTGACAGTAGAATAGAAAGATGTGCGCTTAATGTTATCTCTTTCTACTGTTACACCTCGCTTTGTTTTATTCTTAGATAGCAAGAGTTTTTACCTTGTCCACATACATATTTATATATTTCGTGTTTGTACCATTGTAAGATTTATCTGCTACATACATAATCTTACCAAGATTATATCCGTTTGTACCTCCATCGAAATATGTATATCTTACATCGAGGTTGATTATCACTTTGCAATAATCTTCTTCTGTTCCATTTGCTATCACATTAATGTTGCCTTCGATATGAATCTCCTTAAAAAGCATAGGCATTGTTTGGAAACTTGTGCTAACTATCTTGTCGAACTTATCGTGATTGTAATCCTCACACTGTTCGATAGACAACTGTACGTTGATGCCCAAACGTTTAATTGTCAACTCTACATCACTGATAATGTAGTTTACGATTTCCTTGTTTAAAATTTCTGTTGTCATTGTTGTATCTCCTATATTTATTAGTTGTTATTAATTTTAACACCACAAAATTAATAACAATTCTTGAAACGACCAAATAAAACTAATAGATATATTAATATTTAAGGTATTTTTAGTATGTACGCAATCGTAAGACGTTTACACCTCGTACAATTCTAAAACATTCGTATTACCGTTAGCAATAAAACCTTTGTACATTGTTGCCGACAGACAATACGCCTTCTGTTGAGGAACTTTTATGTACTCAACAATTCTTCGTGCACGGTCTTCCGTCATATTTCAAATTTTTCTATTATGTAAGTGACTGCATTGTTGCCGCCACCTTTGTACATTGATTGGCACAGACATATTGCCTTGCCGTCTAAACGTACTATTTGCTTACTGATATTCAATAGTTGGTGTAATGCTGTCATATGTTCTGATTTCTAATATGTATGGTCTATAACCACGTGTGTCAAATCCTTTATGATACGAGGCTTCGATGCCTCCAGATGCTGTATTTTCAGCTGGGATACATGTGCGAAGACCTCCATTACGTTGTGGGTGTACTTGATATCTTCTCATAAATCCGTATTATATATCCCCACGATGGGATGTCTGCAAACATTGGTGCTTTCGGCTGACAAAACTTATTGTACCCCATTCGGTCAAGGTTCCTTTGTGACCGTCATTTTGGTAAGGACGTATGCCGTCATTGGTCACACAAACTCCATATAGTCGTTCATTTTTTTTCATAAATACTCAGTATTGTCGGTTTTATATTGTACTTATAATCAATGCCTTTATGGTCATTAGCTTGTATTGTCGGACATTTGGTGTTACTCCCATGTGGAGTAAAGTGGTCAAATTGAAGGTTTCTCATAGAGCTCTAATATTAGTGTTACGCCACTGTTCCCTGTGAATATCTGGCAAGCTACCGCCGTGGAATACACGGAATAATATCTAGTTGTTGTCGTGGTTGTCTTCCATACTCACGTGCTGCGTTTATTTGCTTGGGATGTTTCATACATTTCCAATATTTTCATAGAACTATTGCCTCCCCCAGATGGGGGTTTTAAGGCAACAACCAATGCCGTACACATTGTAGAAACGATGACATTGCCTTGCACTGTTTCCCCATTCTTTGCATCCGTTAAGTTGTCTTATTTCTTTCATATAATTCCATTATCATGTTATCTTTAGCGACAGAAGTGAGTGAAGAACAATGACAACCTCTATATTCTATTTTTTGATAGTGTTTTGACGTATGCCATTCTCCATCACTCCTTCCTCTAATTGCAACTACTTGACTTTTCATATATGTCTACAACTGCTGTGTGCATTCTATGCCCTGGGTAAAACCACCAGCTTAGGTATTTGGTATTCAGTGCTGATGCTTTCTCTGTAGGCACGATGCCGTCACCCATTAGGAACGCCTTCTCCATAATAATTAGTTAACAACCGTTGTTTCTCCAATTCGTAGCCCAAAGTCGCTATGTCGCGCTTTTCTTTACTCGTGAAGTCATCATAATCGGAATGAGTGTTCATGTACGCCAACGCTTCATCAACACTTACCTGTGGCTCTAAGAGATAATCTTTCAGCTTGTTTTTGTCGGTACGGTCAATGAGTTTAGCTGTCGTTTCGTCTTTAAGATAATACTTCTCTCCGACGTTACCTTGCAATACGTCCCTTATTACAAGCCCTTTATCTTCGGGCTGTGGAATGTCTGTTGTGATATTTGGCCATGCAAACGGGTCGTTGTCCTCTTCGTCAGGAAATAGTTTGCCGTTTTCAACTTGTCTTGTGCGGATGTTGCTCCAATAGATACGCTTGCGCTGCTGAGCCGACACAAGAGCAGAATTTATGTGGACACCACGCACACCAATAGCGTTTGACAGACACCGTTCCCACTTCTCAAGCATCTTTACATTCTCTAACAGAAAGTATATGTTCGGGTTGTATTTGCGAAGTTCTGTCAATATACGCATATACTCCCAAAAGAGGTATGACTGACCCTCGAATTCAAAACCCTGTCGTTTTAGTTCGAGATAGTGTTCAAGTGTGTAAATCTCCTCGCCACTCTTTGTGCTCATGCCCTTCATTTTCCCACTGAAAGAGAATGATTGACACGGTGAGCCGCCGATAAGAATATCGGGCATGCCATACTTCTCGACTATCTCTTCAATGTTCAAATCTGTCACGCTGCCCAATTGCACTGTATTGGGGAAATTGTGCTGAGTGTTGGCAATAGCGTGCTTGTCTATCTCTGACGCGAGATATGTAGTCACGTTGGCTCCAATCTCTCTGAGTGCTATTTGTCCGCACAACATGCCGTCAAAAAGGGATAACACTTTCATTGACTTCTTCGTATATTCGGGCAAGAAATCAAGAATGTGTTTAATTACTTCAATCGTCCACCCATTGCCCAAGCAGCGATATTGCTGTGTCTCCGATGTGCAGAACTCGTATCCGTCAGGCACTGTTTGTAGTTTTGCGCACTCCGTTGGTGTCAGTCGCCGAATGGCAGCTACGTATGTTATGCCGTTATGGGTAAACTCCACGCCCTGTTTGTCTTGGGGCATACTATTTTTAAAATCCTTAAGTTGTTTCTCCCGTACTTTTCGGTACAACGTGCTTGCTATATCTTGTTTATTCATATTTTTCATACATTTCAAGTATTAAGTTGTCTTGTATGGTAGTCAACACAACACCGCATTTTGAGTTTGGGCGACATTGGTAAGAACGCATATTTGAACGGTTACACCATCTGGTACGTAAGCCGTTGTCGTATTGTTTCCTGTATGTCCGTCCAAGCTCATTGCGGTATTTGTTGAGTATGATGGCCTTTGTCATTATATGCCAGTAGAATTAAATCCGTGTTCACCTCGTTCCGTGTCTTTGTCTATTGTACCGACTTCAAACGTCACGCTGGGAACTTGGACAATGCGCATTTGCGCTATCTTCGTGCCAGCAGGAATATATACGCCATGGTTACCTGCATTACATAGTTCTGGCGTAGAACCACAACCGACACGCAACAGAGCGCATACCTCACCAGTATAACCACAGTCTACAAGACCGACGAGCACATCTGCATCTATGCGTATGTCAATATCACCGCTCCGTTTTCTTCCTTTACAAGCCATGCCCTTTAAAGACATTCCGCTACGTGGTTGTATCACGGCAGCGAGGTGCGGCGGCAACTGTATCTTAAAGCCGAGAGGGATTGCTGTTCGCTGGTAAGGTACAAGTTCTACGTCTTCTCTTGTAAAAACGTCAAATGCCGCATCTGTTACGTGTGCTTTTTCAGGCATTTTGCCACCGCACAATTCAATTTTAATTATCTCGTTCATATCTATAATTTTGATTTAATGTTTATTTCAGATGTCCACAATGCCATTTAGAGCAGATAGGACAAATGTAAATTTTATAATTCAAAGCTTTTAACTTGGGGTTCTGTTGAAGAAACTCTGCCGCTTCTTCTTCGCTTTCGTAGGCGACTTTAGCCTTCCACGAATTGCTGTGCTGCTTTCGAGTCCAATGCCGAGGGTCGGGATGCAACGGTCTTACGTTGTCTTTGTTTCTTATCTTTCTATTTTTCATTGAGTCTGTTTTTTATGAGTGCAATTTTCGCCTTTACTTTGTTTATGTTCCGTGCATCGTGGTTGCTTAGTCTTACAACGTGATAGCCCATGCGCCAAATGCCAGCCGAGCGGTTGCCGTCCTTGCGTTTTTGACTTTTTGTATAATGGTAACCACCGTCAATCTCCACAATTACCTTCAGCTTGGGCAAATATATGTCCGCAAAATACAGCTTGCGCCCTGTCGTTATAGGCTGCTGTCTAACAACCTTATATCCAAGTAGCTCACAGTTGCGTATCGCTGCTTTTTCTGCGTTGCTTGTCTTTGACATAAGGTCTTGACGCATTCTGTTAATTAATGCTTTGCTTGGCTTCATTGTTGTTTATTTAAGATTACGAATAATGCGCATAGCGTTGTCAATAGCCCATCCAAACAATGTTGGTGGTGGCATTGTGATATTAGCACCTCGTCTCCATTTTTGGCAATAATGTAACAAACGAAGCGTTTCTTTTCTGGACATGATATACGTGAAATATCGACACAAATCACTACAATGTCCTTCTTTCTTGCCTATATTGCAATGGCCATATCCTTCTGTGTCTTCGTTTTTAAAGAATGGACACTCACCGCAATAAACTTCTTCACCTATTTCTCTTTTCATTTTTCAATGCCTCCTTCTTGCGCTGTTGTTTCTCAAAAAGTCTTTGCTGTTTCACCATCGATTCGTATATCGTGTTATACACCTTTTCGATAACAAACCTTGGAGTGTCAGTTTTGCGGATAAATACCGGGTGATAGCCGCATTTGTGCCTACGGTAGAAAATCTCGTCATCATCGCCTTCAATCTTTACCGACACTTTAGCAGCTATAACATAAAGGTCACAATGCCCATTTCTGTGCTTGCGACGACACTTGTACGAGACATTGTTCTCGTCAAGATATTTTTTTAGTTTTTCGAGCTTTGTGGAATTTTTCATATGTCTATATTTTTTACAATCTATATATACCAAGCATTAGCGCAAGGGGATGGCGCGATTTTCTTTGTTGTTGAATATTTTACTTATAATTGTATATGTGTTAGAAGTTACGTTATAAGCGAAGTTATGTGTTGTAAACATATACCCAGGTACAGGGTATCCTCCCACCTTAGGCATAAAGGTAGAACGAAAATGACTTTGTAAAGCAACAAAACCCTTTTCCACGGCATATCTCACGTAATTGAATGCTGTCTTTAACGAAACTCCAAAATTTCGCGCAATTCTTTTATACGATAATCCTTTCTCATTGTAAGAATCTCCGTAACCATACTTCCTTTTAAGTGCGCGAGCTTTTTTGACAACACTAATTTGTCTCGCCTCACGTGCTTGTAGAATGGTACGCTTACAGAAATCTTTATGAGATTGGATTATGCACAAAAGAATGGCGTATAATGATTTTTCTACGTCTTTAATTGTGTCATAACAAATATCTGTAATATTAATATTTCTGTCTTTATGCTTCGAAACGACTGAAAGAAAAACAAGTGAAGAACCTTCGATTTTAGCAAAGCCGAGTTGAATAAGCGTATTTATGCGTTTCTTTATAGTGTACGCATGTACGCCTGTAATGTTAGCAACCTTATTGACTGACCAGTTCTTCAATACATTTTTATTGTGTTTATGGTAAAAATACAGCAACAAGGCTATAGCTTTCAGAGAAGCTTTATCTCTGAAAAGGCTGTTAGCTATGTTGTATCGTAGGTTTTTTACCATAATGTTCTAAAAAAGAAACTCCCAATGTACAGCGGACTAGGCAACACTGACAATGGGAGTTATTGTATATTTAGACCCTTTTCTATTCAGATAGGGAAATTGTTCTTTTAGTGCCTTGTCATTTGAACGCCACAAAATTAATAAATTATTAGCGTGTATGCACGTTTAAAATATTAAAATATATTAAAGACTAATAGAAAACTAAGAATACTCTTTGTTGTTTGAAAATAAATTATTAACTTTGTGGTGTTAAAATTAATAGATAACTAATAAATACAGGAGATACAACAATGAAGAATATGTATGGAGAAACAGTCAAACCACAATATGAGGTGGCACTGAAACAGCACGTTAAAGGCGATGTTGATAATGATTATGAAACAGTCGACTTTATTAGAGCTGACAATTACAAGGAAGCTTGCATAATAGCCAAGGCGCAATCTAAAGATATTGGCATAAACAACAACGACGGCAGATTTCAGGAAACGGAACGTCTGAACGCAGGTCTTGCTATGGTGACCGTATGCTGCTATTACGCTGATGATACCTCGGATTATAACGAGGTTTGGCAAGAAGATTATGTCGACGGCAAAAAGATTGGCAGATATACCCTTTAACAAAGAAACATATCGAAGCACAACGCTTCACACATTATTAACAATAAAAACATACAACTATGAACTACTGTGTTTACAACAACCAGACTGATGAAGCCCGTCACACAACAAACAAAGGATTGGCGATGAAGCTCTTTAGCAAGGTTTCTACAGGATATCTTTCCGAAGTGACAGACAACGGTGAGACTATTATCTGTGAAAAGTAACAAACAAGGCGAGGTGTAAAGCCTCGCTACAAAACAAAAAGAATATGAAGGACTATATGGACCCACGCAATTGGGATGAAGAAGAAATAAACGAGTGTAAGTATTGGGCGTTAAGCATGGGTGTATGTCTTACCGTAGCTTATATCGCAATGTGGATATTTTATTAACACACAATATAAAGTAACAACAATGGAGATAACGACAACAATGGTTCGCTTTCGTTGCCCGAAGGCAATGATGGAGATAAAAACACCGAAAGCTCAGATGTTTGCCTTCGGTGAAGAGCAAGGCAAAAGGGTATGGGTTCCTGAGAATAAAATCATAGTAAAACCCGACAACGAGTCCGACGACTTGAACGAGTGTATAATGCCAAAGTGGCTCTATGGCAAGACAATGCTGCCTATGTACACGCAGATAGACGAAGAATTTTTGCACACGGAGAATATAGACATCTTATAAAATAAAAAGTTTAACGTAACAACAATAAAAATGGAAACAACAATGAATTTACAAACAGCAGTGTCTGACAACATGGTATCAGAATCCGCAGGAATTACAGTGGCAGGTGGGGGTGACCGTCAATTTCTGGACTTCGACATTAGTAAAGTTCAGACGCTAACGTTAGAGCAACTTGCTCGTACAGAGAAAGAAAACGACTACAATGGCAAGCCGTTAATGGGAATATACCACTTTCAGTTGATTCAGCAGATACAGGAAATGTGTGCCGAGCGTGGTTATAAAGCTGAAATATGGGATTTTTCGCTGCCAACAACAAAGACCGTCGTGCGCCTGGTGTTAGCCGTTTGCCCCAAAAGGAAGAAAAATATGGAGAACGTGCTATTGAAGCTCATATTCTGCGTCGTGTATATTGCAATATACGTCTTTACGACCTTGACAAAGGTGAGGGCGACGATGCCATTACTACCAACTTGGCAATTTCTTTCCATCAGAAAGGTCTACAGGTAGGTATCGTAAGAAACGTCGTTATCTGCCACAATCAGACGATGCTAAACCGAGAACAATACGCTGCTACATACAAGGACGGCAGAACGCCCGGAATTGCACTTAATGAAATGATAGCTAAAATAGGCGTTTGGCTCGATGATTTGCGAAACATTACAGCTGACGACGACGAAAAGATAGAAAAAATGAAGCGTCGCGTGATAAGTGCGCAGGAAATGTTTACAATTATCGGTATGCTGACATCTTTACGTGTTGCGTCAGAAACAAAGTTTAAGGCAATTCGTAACAACAATACTATACCCCTTAATCAAGCACAGATTAGTCGCATTACGGAAAAAATGATGCTGGCTTATCAAGACAGAGGAAAGGTTACGGCGTGGGATTTTTACAATGCCGCTACAGATATGTACAAGCCGTATATGTTAGACCAGCCAATGATTCTATCGCAAAATTTGGCTCTCGTTGATTTTATCGAAACTCATGTATTATAAATATATTTCCGTTTTCTACGTCGTGAGACGTGTATATTTAATCAGTTAAAAATAAATGATATTGCGCCCCACAGCGGTGGGGTTTTAACAACTCGGAATAATTCATCCGTCACGGGACGGTAGGTTGCAAATAGTCCGTTTAGGATTGATAGCCATAAAATTAGTAAAGTGTTAGAATAAATAGTCGTGCGAGCAGCCTGTAAATGCACGATGTGAATATAGGTTCGAATCCTTATTCCGAGGCTAATTTTTTAAAAAAGGAGATATGGAAACAAAAAATATTTGGCATACTGGCACAGAAATTCCAAATGGGAAAGATAGATATATCTTTAAATGGAAAGACCATAATTCTTATAAGTTGGTTAGAGGTAAAGAATGGGTAGAAAACCGTTTGCAATCCCCAACAGGATTTAAGAATCATATAGAACGGTGGGCTTATATAAAAGACCTTGAATCTATTTGTGAGCAACTTCAGCAAGAGCCAATTGACTGGGAGCAGCGCAGATACGAGATAGCTAAGGAAATGCTTCGCACTATCTACATAGAAGATGGTAAAGAGAAACGCAGCACAAACCCAGGCATTGAGTTTGAGTATCAAAGTTTGGAGGGCAATGCAAGGGAAGCCGTCAGATACGCTAACGTACTTATTGAAGAACTAAAAAAGCAAAATCATGGATAGAAAACTTTTCTTTCACACCGTTTGTCTTATGCGCACAGCACAGCGTGAATATTTCAAGACGCGAAGTAGCGTAGCACTTGCTCAAAGTAAGTTGCTGGAGAAAACGATTGACGATGAAATAAAGCGAGTCAGGGCAGTAATGGCTGCGAAAGCAAAGCCTTTCTATGAACTCGTGGATGTAGATTTGCGGATGGGGCAAGAATGGATTAATAACCATGTCGTAGCAAGCCTTGATGATTTTTTCTGTGATGTGACCATTCAACATCAAAATATGTTGGGCATTCATCTTTTCGACCACGGGTATTGCAATGCATACGATTTTCCCACACTCGTTATTAACGATGTAGGTGATGTTTCAGGCGATGATATACTTGAATTTAAGTTCGAATGTAATAATGGTAAATATAACGTATCGTTCTTACACGTACTGAAAGGTTAACAAAAACATATAAAAATGGAAAATGATAATTATGGAATTCATTTTAACGCTCTGAAATATGTAAATTCAGGTGTTTTAAACATTAAAGGGCGCTCAGAAACAAAACGTTGTCTTGTCGTGCCTATAGAAGACAACCATCTATTTGAGAGCGTAAACGAAGATGGCTCACCAAAGGCAGTCTATTTGGATTTAAATGCTTTTGCTCTGCGCGAGCCAAAATACGAACAGACGCATATTGTCAAGCAATCCCTGCCTAAGGACGTTCGCGAAAGCATGACAAAGGAACAGCTGGATGCTATGCCTATACTTGGAGGCATGAAACCGCTTGTTAATCCTTCAGCTAATGCTGCTACAGCAAGCAATGTTCCGTTTGCACAGCCAACGGAAGATGACAGTGATTTACCGTTTTAAATATTAAGAATATGGGAAGATACAGTAAAAAATCAGAACAGGAAGCTCAGAACAACGAAGCTCCTCAGTTTATTCCACCGTTGGAACAAGTCGAAAACGAAGAACAGGAAGCTCAGAACAACCAAAAGTTTCAGCGTATAATTCCGCTTATTGCGAGTGAAGACGTAGTGTTACATAAAGGTGGCGTGCTTGTGCCTACTGTTAATAAACTAACAGGTTTTGAAGGCGCAATTGTTATGTCAACACAAGACAATGCTGTCAATGGGCTACTCGTAGAAGACAACAAACGTCTTACGTCTTCATTCGTTGTGCCAATGTCAATAATGGCAGACAGCGAAGTAAACGTTGTTGTCAACGTTGTTGACGAGGTTAATATCCTTCGACAAACGCAATATGGCACACGCATGGATAACCTTATTATCCCAGCCGGAACTCATATTGCCGACCTCGTTGTATTTTAAACACAATCTTGGGTGCTACAAATTTAAAGTAGCACCCTTATAAAAGAATATAGATGTCAAGAATTGAAAGTCACAGAATCTTAAACGCTCAATATCGAGAATTACGCAAAGATGAACTCGTATACCGAGTTGAGTTGTACGCTACCAATGGCGTTCATGGCATTGGCAATCGTGAAGTAATAAACAAAATCGTGGACTTGCTTATTAACGAGTCGCAGAAACAAATAGAAAAGGAGGTGAATGAATGACAAGTAAAATCAAACATCCTCGCAAGCGTATCGTTGTGCTTGAGCTTAAAAAAGAAAAAGAAACACTCGTATATAGTACGTGCGCAGAGCTTGCTGTCGCAAACGGCAAGAACAAAATAGGCATTGAATTAGGAGCCCTTTGGAATGCACTTGCCAAAAACGATGGTGTCTACGAAAATGATTTGTGTAAGATTTACTATCGCAAGATAGAAAACAATAAGAACCCAGAATGGAAATAATATATGGACAATATAATTATAGAAACTGATAAAGACCGTAAAAACAGTTTTACTGTTCGTCAAGGCGATAAATATAGCGACGGACTAACGTATGACGAAATGCTCGGTACGATTAGTGCTTTAACTATGCCTACAGAACGTCCTTGTATTCATTGGATGAAGACAGAAGAACAATGGAAGGATTTCTTTGCAAATGTATTATCAGCAAAAAAAAATAGGCATATTAAGAATGAAGTTTGATAATTTCTTAAAACAGCAACAGCACACGAAACGAAAACCACGGCACGATGAATCTAAGATACAAAAATCTGTTGTTAGGTGGTTTCGCTTGCAATATCCTCAGTATATTATCGCTGCTGTACCTAATGGAGGGTATCGCAATCCCAAAGAAGCTGCAATCATGCAATGTGAAGGAGTTCTTGCTGGCTTTGCCGACCTTATAATAATAGCGCAGCGCAATGTTCTGTTTTTAGAAATGAAGACAGAAAAAGGCCGTCAGTCAGAGAAGCAGAAAGAGTTTCAGAACAAGGTCAGTAAACTTGGCTTTGAGTACGTGATATGCCGCTCTTTTGACCAGTCCGTTCTTGCAATAGAACGGTGGATTAAAATCATAACAATCAAATAACTTAAAAAGGAGATACACAATGACAGGTCTGAATTATGTAATTGAAGCGAAAGGAGAAATACCTTACTTTGTCAAAACCAACGATGGTTGCGAACTTTTGTCTAATGATAGAAATTTGAAAATTATCATCAAGCATAGAAAAGTGTTTAACAACAATAATAATACACAACAGGAAGTCTGTACCACTGCTTGCTGGGTAGCTTTACACAGTATATGGGAGAGGGGTAATATTTCCTCTACAATTTGCTCTATAGACGAGTACATCAAAAGTCTTGATGCGTCTCCTTACTTTACAAAAGCTACTAACGAATATCGCCAATATTTAAACACAGATATAAAATGATAGAAATTGGTATAGTCACGCTGATTATGACGGTAGTGATGTTCGTCTTATGTATGCTGAATTTTCTGCTTGGGAAAGAAAGCACTTATGTGTTTTCACAGTCAATACAGAAGTGGTATCTCGTATTGTCATTGGCATATATCTTACTTTCGTTGTATTACATTTACAAGACCGCTTTACTTTTAAATTAACTAAAATGGAAACTCCTATTAAATGTTTTGCCGTTGAATCTTTCGGCAATAGTTACAAGGTTTTTGCCGACCAAACAGTAGATTCATTATATGTGCAAGAAACGCTAAACATCGCAAAGGTGTCAGTATTTCAATTTCTCTACACCGAATATCTTATCACAGATAATTGGATGTATTCAATGGAGTGGTACTTGAAAAAGAAAGGCATCTTGCGCTTTGAACTAAAAAAGAAGTTCAACGAAGCAAAGCAATCCTTACGCAAGATAATAGAACTTGTAGAAAGCAACTCGCAGGACACATATTGCAACGAGTATGCAAGCCAACTGGATGATATGGCTTTGCCAACATTGAAAAAACTTCGTGACCAGATTGCTGAGAAGTTACAGAATCTTGGCGTGCCACGTGCAGGCGTGTGTGCTACTATGATAGTCCTTCAGAATCTTATATGCATGTCGGTTGATACTCATAAACATATATTCAAGCGCATATACGAAATACGCCACATTGACATCAAGAAGTGCTTTGAGAAGGTCTATCCTGAGACCGCAATCAAACAAATAGACGAGATGCTTGCACTTGTTATGGGTGACGATAGGCAGAAGTATCAGAACAATATCGTCAACAACAAGACTATTAAGCAGCTGTTTGATAAATATGCGGTAACCATTTACGACCAGAATAATATCAAAAAAGCAAGCATTGCAGCGTATGAAGCCATGCCTGAAACGGAACGTGAAAGATATATGTTGCTTGAAGACGGTGCTTGTATCCTTAAAGATAGTTACAATGGCAAGAAAACTGAAAACGACCGCAAAGCTGGTTGACACATTGACAAAAAAGGACTGTGCGGATAATGGCGCAATTTGGGCTAAAGATTATCCGCTCAATCTTTTTAGTGGAGATGCTAAAGAATGTCAGTTTACTCGTGAGGACTTGCGTTCCTCGTTTGTCGCAGGAATAAGTGATTTTTTCAAATGCGTGTGGCACGACCCGATTAAAGAGTTGCCCAATGATGGAGAATGGTGCTTGTTGCATACGACAAGTGGCTTCCGTCTTGCTGTTCGTCGTAAAACGCAGACAGGTGTACATAAATGGTGGCTTATGGATTATTCACTTTATGACGGCAAAGGACTCAAACGATGGGCGTATGTCAGCGACCTTGTGCTGTACAAATAATTGCTCGATGCCCTTACTACAAGTAACCCCATTGCACAATAACAGAATACTAATTTTCTGTCTGTAACACATAAATCTTAACAAAAATCACATGGCAAATTTGAAATTAACAAAAGAGAGTACGAATAGTGAAATCAAGGAGTATTTTACCGCAGTGTTAAACCTTTCACAGTCCAACAGGGAATTTCCTGTAAGTATTGATGATGTATGGCCGCTTGTATATGGCAAGAAATCGGATGCTGTAGAAGCACTCATTAATAATGAGCAGTTCATAAAAGATGTTGACTATCAAGTTTTGCGGAAAAATCCGCAAAACCCCAAAGGGGGTAGACCTACAATAGAATACTACCTTACGACTTCTTGTCTTGAATATTTTATTGCCCGGAAAATCCGTAGTGTATTCGAGGTCTACCGGCAAGTCTTTCATAAAGCGGTACAAGCTATTGCTGTTCCTCAGACTTTTGCCGAAGCGTTGATGCTCGCCGCTAAACAACAGCAGGCTATTGAGGAAAAACAACGGCTAATAGAGCAAAAGAATACAGAGATAGAACAAAAGAACACAGAAATAGTTGAACTTTCAACCGCTATCACAGAAATGCAGCCTAAAGTCAGCTATGTAGACACTATTCTTCAGTGTAAAGATACTGTACAGGTGACACTTATTGCACAAGATTATGGGAAATCAGCAAAAGCGTTCAATGTACTTCTTCGCAATATGCAAATACAGCGCAAGGTTGGCACAACATGGGTTGTACGTGCTAAATATCTACAATGTGGTTATGTTCAGTCGGAAACATTTGAATATCCGCATAGTGACGGTACAAAAGGCGCGCGTGTCTATACGAAATGGACACAAAAGGGTCGATTGTTCTTATACGAAACATTAAAAAAGCATGGTATTCTACCACTTGTCGAACAAACAGAGCAAGCAAAGAAATAATCAACTTGTAATAAATGGAGTGGGGTGGCAGCGTTCCACTCTTTTATTTGTTAAAACCCTGTTATTTTTCTGTTATTTACAGGGAAAACATTATCTTTGTGCAATGGCAAAGGTAACTATCAAAATAAAAGGTATAGAAGCTTTAAAGGAAAAGCTTATGGAAAAGAAACAGGCTGTGGACAACGTCTTAAAAACGGCATTGCCTGAGCTTGGGGAAAAGGCTGTAACCTATTCCAAAGAAAACAAAGGTTATCAAGACCAGACTGCGAACCTTAAAAACTCCATTTCTTTTGCCGTTTTTTTGGACGGTAAGCTCATAAACACTACCATAGGCAAGATACCCGAGCCCGACAAGGTTAAAGGCGGACAAGCGCAAGTGCAAAGCGCTTTAGAAGAATATGCTTCCAAACCTGGAGTTGTCGCTCCTAAAGGTTATACAATAATAGTCGTTGCTGGAATGGTGTATGGCAAATATGTCGAAGACAAAGGTTACAATGTGCTGTATCTTACGAAACATTATTTGCACAATGGTATGAAAGATATCTACCAAATGATTTTTGACTTGTTAAAAGAAAAGTGAGGTTGTTACGCCTCACTTTTAATCTTTTCTATGTATGGTGCAAACACTTGACAGAATTTACTATTGGATTATAGTCAATTGTGATATTTTGTCCATCTTGAGACAATAGACCTTTAAATGTTTCTCTTTGCCCGTTTTTGTCGTAAGTAAACGTTATCTGGTTGTTTGATATTTGATAGTCTGCCGCGATTGTGTATTCCTTCATATCTTCATCAAAAGCCTGTTTGTCTGTATAGGCATAATCGGTTTCATACACAACGCTTCCTTTGCCATTGAGAGGAATGAAAAGTGTCCCATCAGCTCGATATACTCCATAGCTATTGACGGAAATAGATTCGTAGTAGTTACTATATCCAATTCTCACAACGTATGAACCTTCTGTAAACTTGTAAAGTTTCTCTGTTTTTGTGAGTTTTGCTTTTACTCTCGAACGAGACACTTTTACATGGAAAAGACATCTGTCAGAACTAAATGACGCAGTCATAACAGAATCGCAGCCGTGTTTTTCTATTTCACATAAATCCCAGAACCAATCTTGTGCGTTTGTGTTTGATTCTTTAGCATACTCCAACCCTTGTAGTTCTCCTATTTTTGTCAGTATAATGGAGTTTTCTTCAACTTTATCGACCGCAACGTTATCGGCATTATGAAAATTGTATTTTACAGGTTTCCAATTGGTGTTTTCTAATTTTTTATTCTCTGTATTTGAATCATTGTCGTTGCAGCAAGAAGTGCTTAACATCGCTAAGAAGGCAAATACTAATGTGGTAATACTTGTTTTTGTTTTCATTTTTATTATGCTAATTTAAAAATAGTACTATATCTGTTTATAATATGTTTGGCTCTTATTTCATCCCCGTGACATACACACATTGCCGCCAGCCGTAAATATTCACGCCGTCGTAAACTTCCAAGCCACAGCAATCGTTCGTAACATTGTATAGCTCGGCTTATCACCCCTAACTCCATGTATTGCTTTATAAGCTCACGGATTTCTTTAGTTGACATATTGTATATCTGTTTCATAAGCTATAGGTTTTTGCTTGCAAAGATAGTCTTTTCCCCTGTTTTAACGCTATATTTTTATATATTTATTTATAGTATTTGGTCAAACGGTTAAACAACATTAAATACTAATAGAAAGCTAATGGTTAACTTTGCTGTTTGAGGGTAATTTATTAACTTTGTGGTGTTAAAACTAATAAATAATTAACAAATACAGGAGATACAACAATGACAAAACAAGAAGAAATTAAAGTACTGCAATCACTTAAAGGTGATACTTATTTTGCACAGAAATTTGGTGCTGATATTGACACAATGTGCGAGAATATAAAGAATGATTTTGCAATTGAATGCGGTTGTACATTCAGCAAAGAAACTGAGGTTTTGCGCAAAGAAATTGAAAGCGTTAAAACTGTAGCAAAAGATATGATTACAATTTTTGCGCACAACATAATCGTCGCTCTCGACAAAGGCAATGACACGGACGTTATGGCTTATCAGGCTGTGGAAGAAGTAATCGGAATAAAAGAGATAATCAAATTCAAGCATTCTCAGAATATTGAATTATCGGACAGCGAAATTAAGTATCTGGTAGAAAGTTTGGACAAATGATAAAAATTAACGGTATCACATACGAAGTAGGCTTGTCAATGGAAGTAGCAGGAACGATGTGGTTCTTTCGTAAGACCGTAGAATGGCGTGAGACCACACGCTACTTTTGGACAAAGCAGGCTCTTGAGAAATACCTCCGCACCCTGCCGAACAAGATAATCAAACGTGAGGTACTTGCAATGCTTAGGCAGACACACGGCAGGGCAGCAGCCATAAGGCGATAATGCGTTGGGCGAAACGTTAAGCGCACATTTATTAATTCTAAAAAAACGATGAATAAAAAATGGCAGCACAAAATATTAATACACGTTACAGTTGCGAAACATGCGAAGCAGCTGACAAATATGGCAGAGGGTGCAAATACGGACTTATGTTCCCAGTTATGTTAACCATAGCGAAAGCCAACAAATGTCCAAATTATAAATTCAAAAACAAAGAATGATATGATAGAAATTCCTAAATCAAACGCAATAGAAGAGCAAGAGAACGAACTTGCACAGTGGGTTCTTGACAATCTTAAGGATAGAGAAGAAGTACAAATCTTACAGCGAACTGAGGGTTGCTGTGCAGGAAACTGGCTCGGGAATCTGCCGAATGAGAGCAAATGGCACGTGTCTTCGTTCGAAGTGGTTAATAATGTTGTACGAGCGTTTCGCCGACAAGGATATGCCGTTACTGAACGCCATTCAAAGTACTATCCAACGGCATATATACTTTTCAGAAAGTAAAAACTGTGTATTATGAACTTATTTTCAAACAATCCCGATTTTTATCCTACACCAAATGAGGTTATAGAGCAAATGATGTTAGGGGAAGATTATGTAGGCAAGACCGTATTAGAGCCTTCTGCTGGTAGCGGCAATATTGTCAAATGGCTAAAACTAAATGGCAGTTGTAATGTCGTTGCCTGTGAGAATGACCTTACTCTACGAAATTTGCTCGGCAACGTTTGCCCTCTTGTTGGCGATGATTTTCTCAAGCTAACAGCTGAGCAAGTTAGCTATGTTGACTTTATAGTAATGAATCCACCATTCAGCCATGGGGCGGAGCATATTATGCACGCTTGGGAGATAGCTCCGTCCGGATGCACAATAATTGCCTTGTGTAACAGCACAAATGTCAATGCTACTTGTTATAGAGAGTACCGTAAATTACAAGAGGTAGTCAATCTGTATGGCTGTTCCGAATTTTTGGGAGACGTATTCAGCACGTCTGAGCGTAAAACAAATGTAAATGTGTCGCTTGTGAAGCTCTATAAACAAGCAGATGGTGAAGATGAATTTTCAGGTTACTTTTTCTCGCAAGAGGATGAAGATGCCGCCAACCAGAACACCAAAGAAGGTCTGATGCCATATAATGTTGTGCGTGACTTGGTTAATCGCTATATTTCTGCTGTTAAACTTTTTGATAGCGTAATGGAAGCGTCAAATCAGATTAATGAAATAGCAAAGGTAGAAAAATTCAGCTTGCCTATATATTTCACTGCCGTCAACGCAGAAGACCGTTCTACAACAATCACAAGAGCGCAGTACAAAAAAGAGTTGCAAAAATACTACTGGAGGGTTATTTTCAGAAAGTTAAACATGGAGAAGTTTGCAACTTCTAAATTGCATCAGCAGATTAACCGTTTTGTCGAGAAGCAAAGTAATGTGCCGTTCACTATGAAGAACGTGTACAGTGTGCTTAATATGGTCATACAGACTACTGGGCAGCGTATGAGAACAGCTTTATCTGAAGCATTCGACCTTATATGTTCCTTGTCGGCAGAAAACAGCACAGCTGGTGAGACATGGAAGACAAATGCGAACTACATGGTTAACAGAAAATTCATCGTGTCTTGGATTACTGAATACGACACACGCTGGCCGAATCCTTTTGTTAAGTTAAGAATTGGAGGTAATAAAGACAAAATCGAAGATATATGCAAAGCATTATGTTTTCTAACTGGTACAGATTACAACAACATGGAAAGCCTAAGCTCCTTTGTGGGAGAAAATCAATTAGCATGGGGAGGTTGGTTTGATTGGGGATTTTTCCGTTGTAGAGCGTACAAGAAGGGAACTATGCACTTTGAGTTTAAAGACGAAAAAGTGTGGATGATGTTCAATCAAGAAGTCGCCAAAGAACGAGGCTGGAGCTTACCTAAAAAACAAACAAAAAATAAATAATATGGAACAAGATAAAATATTGACTCACGTCTACGTCGTAGAAGTTGAATCGAAACAGCAAGATAAAGACAATAGCAATGATGTTTGTGATATACATTCAGGAGTCCTTCGTGTCTTCGCGAATAAAGAGGATGCGTTAGCTTACGTTCGTAAATACTATGATGAATGTAAATTGACAAGTAAGAGTATTGAAATCTTTGAAAATGGTAAAGGATATTTTTCTGTTAAAGTAAATACATGGAGTGACAACATTCCTGGTTCTGTGTCTGTAGGTGGTGAGAAATTAGAAAACAGAACATGTAAAACAAAAGTTAGTTGTTATGCAACAGAAATAACAACAAGCTTTGACAAAGAAAAAATTTCTCTTGATGATGATTACTACGATGAATTTTTTGGATAAGAAATGAGCGTATACACAGAAGCGATGATGGCAAGTTTGTTTAATGTTACAACAACTTCGCCTTATGAATGCGATTTAGAGAACCCCGTGCCAGTCAAAGGCAGAAAATCGTACTGCAACGCGGTAGCAGTATCAATACGCGTTTCAGAAAATAAAGCGTTTGGGTATGCTGTGTCGATTATGCTTCTCGTGGACGAACACTATCGTAAAATACAATGGAGAGTACTCTCAGACGAAGAGAAGAAAAACATACAAGATGCGTTGGGTATATGAACAGAAAAACCGCTGCCTGTGGAGATACGGATGGCAGCGGTCAATTTGGAGTTTAACGTAATATCTCGTTAGAGATACAACAATGTAGTGCAAAGGTAGTCTTTTTGTTTTGTTACTCAAAATATTTGATGTATATTTGCATATTATTAACTAAATATCAGTATATATGGAATATCCTTCAAAAGTTAGAAAAGCAGCGCAATGGTATCTTGATAGATTTGGTGAGCGGCTTAGATACATTGGTACAAAAGACAATTATGCCTATTACAAATTTTCATTTCCTAATGATATGGAATCGGGATTTCCTGTCGTTTTTAAATTTGATGGTTCTGAAGTTGAGACTATAAACGGTTTTGATGCACTACATATTATAAATTCGTTTTCGTAAATATATCGGCATATTGCGGGTCAAATAATTTATCATCCACTCGCATTATGCCTTTATAATACACTGAACTATAAGAACGTGCACCATCATTACATAATTCCATAATATCACGTGTCGCACCTTTTTTTGTTGAGTAAATCTGTGGTTCTATGTACACTATCTTGCCGTTTTTTAAGCGTTTAAGAATAGTAGCATGTCCTCCATTATTTCCTTTCCATGCGAGAGTGATAATATAAGTTCCTTCTTCTTGTGTTGCTTCATTTATGTATTCTGCATAACGTTGAGGTGTCATTTGTTTGTATTTTTTGCTTTGCATCCATTGATATGTATTCAATGGATTGGGTTTAGACCCATCGGCATTTTTCCATACATCAAAAGAGTGTCCTCTTGACATCCAATAATTTAAATTACCTTCTTTTTTAGGATTACCTTTCGCAATGATATTGAATCCCATTTCTCGCAAGACATAAGTAGGTGAACATGTAGCACAATTAACTTGCCATTCTTTTCCAAGATAAAAGAAAGGATTTGCACTTTGTCTATCAGCTAATTCAATAGACATAGGTCTACCTTTAAGTATGCCGAGTTTCTTTTCAAGCTCACGACAGTTTTTTATTCGTTCAGGAGAAAAACCGTCCCATAGCAGCTTATCCCAACGTTCACGAATAGACACGCCTTGTTTGAATCGTCTAAACAAACGCTCCATATTATTAATATTCCAAGTCTTATTTGATTTCAGAGCATCTGTAACATCGTGATAACGTTTTTGTAAAGCCTTGCCCATAGTGGTATAATTGGTATATGTCAAATGCCCTATAACTTCGTTCATTCGTTCCATATACATACCCGACCGCCTTAACGTCCATTTTTGTTGTATTTTGTTTGCGTCTCGCTTTGCGTGCCTTGCCTTTGCTATCTCTTGTATAACTTCACGACGAGACATCGCATCTACGCCAATTTCCTTGCGCTGTGTTGCGTTCAAATACTTTACCCAATAACTTTTATTGTTTGCCAAATGCCAAGCTAACTTGTCGCGTTTATACGCATCTACGATTTTGTCCGCATTATCCTCAATGTACCGTTTATATTGGTCGGGCACATCTTTAATGCGGTTAGGAGATACGTAATTGGACATATCCTCTCCATTGAATAGTCGCTTGTAGAAATCCTTGCGCTCTTCACCGCTTATCATAACGGGGTCGCTGGTACACATGCAGTTTGAGCCCCAAAAGCATTTGCCGTCTTTCTGTATATACATGATGTGATTGTTCTCAAGTGTAACGTCGTACACAAAGCCGATGTATTCAACTTTCTCCTTGTTAAATACAGTGGCGGTTGCTGAATCGCATTCACTTATTCTGTAACAGTCATATCGCTGCTTTATAACTGTACCATCTTTTTTGACAGTATTTTTAGGTGACATTATTCTATATGACGGTCGATGTCCTACTTTTAACAATAGCAAACCTATTTCAGCTGCCATTTGAGGAGAAGATGTAAAATACATTCTTTCTCCATGATTTGGAGTACATACATGACCTCTGTTGCCCATAAAAGGACGTGGCTTCTTGATATGTCCGTCGCACACAATAAAAGCATCAAGAAATATTTGGATTTGTCTCTTTGATGCATTTAAAATTTCTTGTGGTATATATTTATAATGTGCAGTTCCGTATTTTAAAAGCTCTTGACCAAAAGCACGGTGGTATAAAACAATGGTGCTTTTATAAACGTGTGGCGTAAACCCCATCTTCTTGATACAAGTTTGCATACGTTTCCAAGCAGGCTGTCCTTTTTCTTGCGACAAAACAATACCGTAGTCATGTTGCATACTACCGTCTGCAAGGTAATACCCCATAAATTCACAATACACATCAAAAGGTATATTTTTGTCGCCAAACATAATGTTCGTGCGGTCTTTGGCTGTATTGACAGCGGAACGATAGAAAGCTCCCATACTTGGCTTGTATTCCGTAGCGTTGCATTTTTTTATTTCGTGAGCACCGCTTTTGCTTATATACACCATTTGATGTTCTGGAGTAACAAGGCATTCCAACGAACGGTTAAAAAAGTGTATAAGTTCTCCATTGTAAGGGTTTTTTTGTACTCCTACAATACTTGTCTCTTCTATTTCACGTGTCTGTGGATTTAAAGAATATACAATATCTTGAGTCGTAACATCTTTAAATTCTTTCCATCCTTTTGTAGTCAGAACCTGAGTACCTTCGGCATAACATTGAGGGTGCCAGCCATTCCACACAAAGCCTTTAGGATAGTACCCTTCAAGCTCGTCGCAAATGTCAGCATCTTCGTCTGGGTCGTGCTGTGGAGATACGTGTATATGCTGCCCTATGACGAAAGGCTCGTTTGCCCAACGCTCGTTCCTTGCTGTGTGGTATGCTGCATTGATTTCGGTACGAGCCACACGTAAAGCATTCTTTCTTGCGGAGCGATATACGCCCAGCCCTACATGTTCGAGCGGTTCTTCTACAAAGCGTACACGTCCGTCAATAATGCGCTTCCTGCGCCAAGTGACAATATCTTTCTTCTGTCCGTTCTTTAACACTTTTACTGTGTGGTAACGACGATACATCATATCCGGGTTATTCAAATATTGTCGTATTCTTCTACCCACTTCCTCTGCGGATTCACCCTTTCCCAGTCCGTCGGCTATCACGTTAGACATCGCCATCTCGAACTCCGCTTTTGTTTGCTGACAGTAGTTCCATACGGACTGCGCGAGGTTCAAGCCTATCTTAGAATTGAGTCTATTGGCTATGAACGTCGCAGCAGCCGTTTTTCTTGCGGTTTCTAATGCTTTGTCTGTTAGCACAGAGAATTGCCCTATTGCGTCATTGTCGTGCGCATACGCAAGAGAAACGCCGCTTGTTATGCCACTTTTGTAGCATAACATGCTATTTTGGAAATAGTCGTTAAATATGTCTTCAAGTCGAGCTTTAAGCAAAGGAAAATTGTCAAAATTGAAAAGAGCGTCATTTTCGAGCACGTCTTCGCTATAGCCAAGAGCGAGCAGCTTCCTGACATAACTTCCGTACAACATGCCAAGTCGGCGGTTGTATTCGGCGAATAGCCTGTTTAAATCTTCCTTTCGCTTTTTAGCTGTAAGTTTTTCTGCCATACTTATTCTTCATTCGTCACAGACTGCGATGCGTTCGCCGACTCACCAACACCCATAAACGCCGCCTGTTGCATCATTTCACTTTCCTGCTCTTCTTTCATTTCTTTCTCCACGCTGTCGGCATCATCGTTGAGCGGATTAAGCTCAATAGAACGACGTTGTGAAGTAGAAGGCTTACCTCCATTGCTCTGTGTGATAAGTTGTAGCAGTTCAACATCATTCTTGGGTATGTAAGGTTCAAACACGGGCTCAAAATCAATGTCCTCCGCTACGCTTGCATCAATACCCTTAACGTATATGCCTGCATTGCAAATACCGTTAGCAACGATGTTGCTTCTGCGTGTGAACATTTCTCCATACATTTCAGTTTTGTTGCCGACTTTCATAAATGGGTCGGTGAACATAAGACGTATGGCAGCTCCACTTGTGTTGTTGCCTAACGTCTTCATGTTCTCAAACGAAATGTCAGGAGTTTGGGTAAACGAGAAGATGATATTGAACAGGTAAGCAATCTCGCCTTTTACACTCTCAGGAGAGTGGTCCCATGACAGCACTCTCATTTCCGTTTCTTTTCCACCTTGGAACACCGAGCCTTGCTCGCCTTTCTCAGCAAAGCCTTCCAAACGACCTTGTATAAAGTACTTTGGTGTACCAAAATAATCGTTTGTATCGCCCCAATTCGAGATACATTCTTCTGCTCGGTCGCATGCCCACTGAACATCCGCCCATTCAGATTTATATTGATAATAATAAACTACTGGTATCTTCGTGAAGCCATGTGCCTTTGCTTCGGTGAGTGTCCATCCCGAGCCATTATTGATGTACTTGTAGACGAATCTATCCGTGTAGACATCAAAATGCAGTTCTTGTGTGCCAAGCTCGTCAAACGTGTAATATTCACGTCCGAAACCATCCATCCGATGCCAATCATTAAAATGGGGATATAATTTGTCGCCATTAGCAGGTGAAAGCAGTTGTACGCGAATTTCACCTCCAAGCCGTCCATTTTCGTCTGTTGTCATGTACCAAAGCTCTGCCGCTTCACATTGAGAAGAGACCGTGCGAACAAGCCGCTTGTCAAAATACTTCATTTTGTTGTCATGATAGCAGTGTGTAATCGCATCGAACAGTAGCTGCTGCTTGCTGTTGAGAGTCTTAATGTCTACGCCATGAGAGTTCGCCTTGTAAGTTACAGGGTTTGTGAGCAAAAAGCCCACTAACCTGTCGACTATCACTCTCTGTGTCGGTAACGCTATTCTGACACGTTCAACAAGTTTTGTCTTGTAAATGACCTGTCCTGATAAAGGGTCTTTCTGCTCTGTCGGAACTTTCACTTTCTTTTTCGGACGTTTTTCCTCGTCAAAGATATCGTGCTGGTAGGCATCCCATTGGCGCATAAGTTCTTCAATGCTGTTGTGCTGTGGCAGCTTTCGTGCCGTTAGTAACATATGTACTGTATTGGCATCGTTTGCGAGTATTTCTGTAATCTTCTTCATATTTTGCTAACTTTGTTAGCAAAGTTACTGAATAGAGTGTATGGCTCAGAAAAAAAAGAAAATGCTGTGTAAACAATTAGCAAAGTCTAAAATAATATTAAAGACAGGAAATAAACAAAGAATCATTTGGTTGTATGAAATATATTTATTAATTTTGTGGTGTCAAAATTAATAACAACTAATAGGAGATACAACAATGAAAATTAAAGTTACACGCAAGGATGGTTCGCCAATCATTGGCAGAAAGAAAAGCTTAGCTTTTACAATTTCAAGCGACCTTGAACAGTTAAGCAAGGCAAGCGAGAAAACGTATTGCATCAACGAGATAAATAGCGACGAGTGGTCTGTTTCGTACATCAATGACGAAATGGAGAAGAATAACGAGATAATAGAATTTGTTTTTTCTATTGAAGATTACAACAAAACCTTGGATGAAGTTAAGGTTATCTACTGGAAGAACGACATAATAGAAGACGAATTCGAATTTATCGCTACAAACGATTAAAAGACTAAACCGAACCTTGTAGTAAGAAAAATAAAAATAAATAAGTTATGGATTATCCATTTAAAAACGACCTTCACAATAAATATTGGTACTCTATATATGCCGAACTTATTGCTGAAGAAGGCTACGGAGAATACATGTCATACATCGCAGCCGTAAGAAAAACAAAAGAGAAATATAAAGACGCAGAGGTAATATAAGTAAATAAAATCAAGCCCTCGCCAACACGGATAAGGCATAAGATATGAAACCTGTATTTCTAACAAGTATGCTATCTTTTATTGCTTGCGATGAAGATGAATGTTTACATCTATTCACAACTCCACCTGATAAAGGATTCTTTAATTGGGAAAGCAATGGTTGTGGTCATTGTTTTGATATTGACGAAAGCTATTGTGAAGCCTTAGGCATTGATGTTCCAACTTGGGATGATGAAGAACCGATAGAAGTTGAAATCGACATTCATATTAGCAAGCACGAAGAATAACAATATATCAAGCCCTATCGCATCACGGTTAAGCGAGTTAACATGCACAAATTTTATCAGTTTTACGTAATAGTTGACAAATACGGCAATATACACGACACATATGCTGACAGAAAAGAAGCAAATCATTATTATCATTTGCTTAATGGCAAGTCAGAACGTATGGATATAAAAGCCGCTGTTTCAAAAGACGAGGACTCGCAGGAACTTGCGGTTTACGCTAACACAATGAAAGAAGCCTTAAAGCTTGCAAAGGACAAATTTTAACAAAACAGCCCTCCCGTAACACGGCAAACGGAATAATTATGAAGAAAATGTATTTCACAAGCAAGAAAAGTTTCCTCGTCGAGCAGAACCCCGACGGAACATTGCTCATCACCAAGACATCTACAATGAAGCCGTTGGAAAACGCAGGTTCGTTCATCGTCTCGCAAGGCGGCATCGATGTCATCCTCTCCAAATGTAAGGAAGTTACCGACGAGCAGTTCCTTGAAGACCGCAAGCAGCTTCTTCTACGCAACGAACAGGCCAAGCAGCATTCTCGGGAACTCGCCCTTGCCAATCGCAAACGTCACGAGCAAGCCTACCTCTCAGTCTTCTCGGGTGATACCGTAGAAGCTACGGTTGAGAACATCCGCATACTTCTGTGTTATCTCAACGACATTAACTGGGGCGTTTGGCAGCTCCCTTCCATGACTATCGGTTACACTTGCAACCAATACGACTGCGACGGCAAGATTGCTACCACCCTCACTCTTGACACCCCTATAGAATACCGAGGCGAGCAAGTCACGCAGTTCCAACACGGAGCACCAAGCGGACACCTTCGCCATTATCACAGACTTTAATTAAATATAAAAACAGACAGCAAACACAACTATCATTATGTGTTTGCTGTTTTTATATTATTCCCAATATTTCGCTTGCACTCATGCCGCTGCCGTAAGCACCGAGTACTTTGTCGAGTACAACATAACGAATAGCATCTAATCCATGATTCCACATGTCAATTGGTACATTGAGCCACTTTCCTTCTTTGTCCTGTTGCCAAGTATAGTTATTAGACTCTTTGCGAATATTCACAGAACGGCTCGTAACGTGTATCTTAAATTGTTGCATTTTCATAATGCCTGCGTTTATTGAGCCTTGAAACTTTGTAACTGGTTTAATATTCAGACCAGCATTGTATATTTCATCAACAAGACGTGGGTCTGCGCTCTCTGATATTATTTCTAAGTTGCCTTTTATAGCTTTAAGCTCTCTGATTATATCGTCAGTCATCATTTTCGTTCGATAACAACGTTCATCAACATATAGGTCGTTACCCCAAAGATACACTTCAACAATGGCTGTTGGGTCGTTGGTGTAACCAAAGTCCATGCCAATCCAATGATGTCTATGTGCTTCAACTGGTATGTAATCATCTACAACCACATTCTCAAATACAAGACCCTCAACAATAGCACGCTGTCCGAGTCCGTATATGCGCCACAAGCTCGGGTTTTTCCACTTCAAGCTTTCAATTTCATCAATAACCTTTTGCTCAAGGAATGGGTTGTCTTTATATGTGGATATGAACCAGTAAGTATTTTTCTCCTCGTTTACTTGGTTTATCCAGTGTTCTTCTGAGAATGAAGGGTTATAATCGAGTATGGAGAACTCTGTAGTACGCATCTGTAGCTGCTGCCATTCTATGAAAGACAGCTCATTTGCCTCATTTACAAACAATATCTTACGCTTAGAACCACGCACCTTTTGCTCGTTGTCAGTGGAGAAGAACTCAATCCAAGAACCATTAGGAAATGTGTAGACATATTCTGATTTGTTCATTGACTTGTCATTCCACCAGCCTAAAGAAAGCATTACGTTCTTAAAATCGCGGTATACAGTGCGTTTGATTGAGGGCATACCAGCACGTATTATGGAAACTGTTGTTCCGGCGTTATTAAAGCAATAGATACAAAGAAACTGCACAACCGACCAAGTTTTCGCTGAGCGCGAGCTTCCTTGTAATGATACGGTAGTAAATCCCGCTTTCTTGGCGGCATCTACTCTCATGTAGTTCTTTGCTAAAAATACGTGTGGCATTTGTCTTTGCTTTATTCTTTATTTGGCTGTGCTTCTTTACGTTCTTTTTCCTTCTGAATCTCCGCAAGAACTTTATTGTATTCTTCTGTATTTGTAACAACGTGCACTTGCAACGGCTCTTGTCTAAGCTGTTCTCCTTTGCTCGTAAGGTCGATGTGCTGTATCTTGCCATAAGCTCTGTCTACGACACGTTCAAGTATATCCATGCCCTTCTTGTCAAGTATACCCTTGGCAACAATTCGCTGCATCATAGGACGTGTCTTGTCGGCAAGAACCGCTTTAAGCTCGTCCTCGGGCAAGGTGGCGATATACAAAAACGACTCGGCTATGGTCTGCGAAGTTGGCACTTCATAGCCTTTTTCCTTCATTTCAGCGATAAACGCCGTCATCGTCTTAGGCTTGGGTGGTCGTCCTTTAGGATTTGTAACTTCGCCTTTTTTAAACTTGCCTTTTTCAAGATTGGCGAGTTGTTTTTGACGTTTACTTTCATTTTTTGACAGTGGCATATTCTTCTCCTTATTCCTTTTATTTTCCTTTCACTATGCGTTTATTGTACATTTAAACACGTTTATAGCACTTTCAAACGCATTTATCGTTGTTTAAAGCCGAATTACGGCACATTTCGAGAATTTGCATATACTCCATCAGTTCACCACGACGGAGTATATTAGCGCATAGGCTGACAAAAGCGGTCGCTTTGTCGCTCTCGTTTATGCGCCTTATTTCACTTGCGCTCAACGTTAGCAAACACTCCATCACTGCCACCTTATCCTTTGCAGGCAGCGATGATGAAATGTTTATGTTGAGCGCACGCTCAATGGTTGTTTTGATGGGTAAAGGTTTACTCATAATTATTTGTCTTTATTCATGTTTTTTGTTTTGCTGTTTGGTTTATTATTATTATATTTGCAATGATTTATCTGTTGGGGTAACCTGATATGCGGGAGCTCCATTTCGGCATGACAATGCGGATGAATCCGAGTTAGGGAGGCATATCCTCCGCTAACCATTTAATCTTGATGCTTTTTCTTTTCTAATATCATGTCTATGTACATGCCCATTTGAACCTACAACTATAATCCAATCAATTTTCTCTAAGGCATTTTTGGGCGATTTCTGTATAAATCCATTTTCCCCATAGATTTGATTTTTTCACATAGTCCTTATCAGCCAAAGGATTGTTCTGATACAAAACAACCGCTTTCACATTCTGAGTGCTTGCCTTTTCCAACTGCCTTTTGATTGTGTATTTGCCTGCTTCATTGATGGTCTTTATATCCATGGGAATGTTGTAAATACGTCCATCATTATGAGATTCAAACTCTATTGTAGCACGTTCACTGTCAAGATATACTTTGTAGCCTTTATTGGCGAGATATAATGTGGCTTCATTTTCTTTGTCTTTATTTGTGTCTTTTACTTTATTGTGTTCCTTGTTTGTCGCAACAAATCCACCTGATGGGTCGAAGTAGGAGCGTGAAACGTCATAAAATTCAGACTGCATAAGACCATCAAATTCTTTTCTTCTCGTTGATAAGGCTTTGGGATTATTTCTGTAATTTCTCGTACCACCACTATTCTTTGCCATTGCTAATATTTTTTAGAATAGCCCCCACTCGGCAAACTTCTCGAATCCGCCTACCTTGTTGATGTAGTCTTTTGCTATCTTAACAATCTCGGAGTACGGCTTGCCGTCAACAGTTTCGTCACCGATAGCGCAGAACAGTTCTACAGGCTTATGCTCTTTTTGTGCCTTCAGGAAAGCGTAGATATTAACCGAGACATCGGCTTTAGAAAGGTCTTTCCCGTGCAGTCCACCGCCTGTCACCGACTGAGCCATATCAGAGCCGAGTTTGCGGTTCGTTGCTCCGCTATCTACATCAATGCCTCCAGTCCAGTCGCCCAGTGGGTTGATAGTGGCAGTAGGGTAGAGCCTTTTCAGTCCTGATGTATTTGCGTTACTCTGACAGATAACCAACTTTTCTCCGGCAAGGATGTATTTGCCGTCTGTTGGAAAATATGCGTATATATCGTGGGCTAACTTAGAAAGAGACTTCTCTTCGACCGAGAGGGGCATGCCCTTGAAGATTCCGTTGTCACCACAACGTATAATACCATCTTGGTTCTTTGCAAGGTGCGCGTCCTGTGGCTTGACTACAAGGTTCAGTCGCAAATTGTCACAATTGGTGATGCGCTCCACGATTGTATACACTTCTTCTTTAGAGAAAGCTACGCTACTTTCAATAATAACGTTAGCTACGCCATGTCCGATAAGGACTTCAACGGCTATTTTCGGACTGTCCTGCTTGGTGTAAGCAAGGTCAACGATAGCACCTGCAATGCGGTCTGCCACCTTGTCTGGGTGTTGTGGGTTTACTTTTTCTATCATTTCTAATTTATTTTATGTAGTTAAACTTTGATTTTTTCAGCCTTTTTGCCTGTGTAGGTTTCCCAACGGTTGATTATCACATCACAATAATGAGGGTCAAGCTCCATTGAAAAACCGTTTCTGTTGAGTTGTTCGCACGCCATTATAGTCGTGCCGCTACCACCGAAGCTGTCGTAGACATTCCAGCCTTCCTGCGATGAGTTTTGAATAAGATATGCGAAAAGTGGAATAGGCTTCATGGTCGGATGTTCGACACTCTTTGTCGGTCGGTCAAACTCCATAACGGTCGTCTGTTTTCTATCACTGAACAAATTATGGCTCGCTCCCTTTTTCCAACCATACAGACAAGGTTCATGTCGCCATTGATAGTCTTGTCTTCCGAGTACCATAGAGTTCTTTACCCATATCAGATTCTCTCGCAGCTCCAGGTCTACCGTGTTGATAAGGGCTTTTCTGAACCAATAGGAGTAGCCGTCGCTGTGGAATATATAGAACGAAGCGCCTTTCTCCATATTAGCATTTGCAGCGTTGAATGCGTTTGTTAAAAACTCCTCGAATTTATCGTTGTCCATTTTGTCATTTAAGACGACCAGTCCATCCTTGCGATGTTTTTCTGTTGCTGCGCCGTCATAACCGTAAGCCACATTATACGGTGGGTCTGTCAAATAGAGTTGGATGTTTGCTCCCCCGAGTAGTTTAGCAACTTGCGATGCGTCAGTAGAGTCACCACACATGAGTCTATGTTTGCCGAGCTGCCAAATATCCCCGAGTTTACATTTCGCTTCAATCTCATGCTCGCCCTCATCGTATGCGTCGTCTTCCGTTTCTTTGCGCTCTGGCATTTCTTCGACTGGCTCCGTGTCGGTCAAGAACGAGCAATCGACTCCCCATTCCTGCAAATCCTCTACTTCCCAATCTCCGTTGGCAAGCTCGTCCCAGTCCCAGTTTCCTGCCTGTACGTTGTCCTTGATGGCATACTCTTTTATTTTGGCAATGGGCACGTCCTTGTTGAGTATAAAGCAAGGCAGCGCGTCAAAACCTTCTACGCCTTCGTTGTGCAGTTCATGACAAATACGCAAGCGCATGTTGCCACAGATAACGACAAACTTTCCACCCTCGATAGCGTACACCATAAGCGGTTTGTATTGCAACAACTCTGGCGAGTCTTTAAGCGATTTCTTTAGCTTGTCGTGTTCCTCACCTTTAAGGTAACGAGGGTTCTTTGGAATGCCTACAATCTGCCCTTCGTTAAGCTCCAGGCTGCTTAGGTTTATTCGTTCTTTAACGCCCAATTCGCTGAGCGTGTTATTCTGCTTTTTTGCCATATTAAACGTGTTTTATTATGATTTAAAGCAAAGTTAAGCAGTTTTATCAAGGTTTATAAGGATTTATCGGTTTCTGTGTAAACAAAAAAGGTACGCTACGTTCTTGCCGTGCGTACCCTTTAAAATGTGTGTTATATTACAACTGAGCTGCCTGTGTTTCTGTGAGTGTTTCGCAGATATTTACTGTTATTGCATCTTGCATAAGGCGGTAGAGTTCTGCCGAAGCCTCGATAATGTTCTCACCGCCTACCTCACCGTCATAAACGACGATTAATCTGTTTTGTAGTTGTATGAAATCCCGTAACAGGGCAAGCATGTTGTTGGTAGTGTCACTGATTGATGTATTCTCCTTATTGTTGTTTATAGAGTTCTTTTCCATTGTTATGCGTTTTTAAAGGGTTGATGTGTGTGGATTTATTTGGCGGTTTTGCCGTTAATCTCAGCAAGAGCGAGCTTCACGTTAAAGTTGTTGTTGAAAAGGGCGATAATGAAGCGTCTGCCGCGCTGTGTCCAAACAGTGTAAACCTTGGTATGCGTGCCACCATCGCTGCTTGGGAAAGTGTAAGTGTTGGTATCGTGTAATTTCCAACCTTTATAGGGTTTGTGCAAATTCCATTGCCCCGACTGCTTGTAGATGATGTTTGCTTGACAGAGCTTGTTGTGCAACTCATGTGCTGTGATGCCGAGGTCGAGAGCCACTTGACTTGATGTCATGCAGTCCTTTGAATTGAGTGTCTGTTCGTAGTATTCTACCTTTGGTGCGTCCTTGGAGATACGCTCGCTTTGTACTTCGATAACTTGTTTGCTTTGGCTGTTCTCACATTCAAGTTCTTTAATGCGCTCCTCACGTCTTGCGAGTGCTGCCTTGGCTGCTATCAAACCACGGGCGATAATATCCTCCTCACTGTCTTCTTCTTTTGCCACAACGTATGCGCCTGTTGTGCGAAGCGAAGGCAGAACTTCGTTGAATACCCAATCTTGAAAATTTTTGGCTGTTTTCTTACGTGAGCCAAATACACAACGATAAAAGTTTGGCTCGTCAATGTAAACCATTGTTTGGTAAAAAACAACACCATACTGATTTTGCACCGGGGTGTTAATTGAACTAATACCCCCTTTTTCAAGCCGAAATTTAGTTGCTCCAGTTTGTAAATCAAGTGCTTTGCACACATCTGTTAGACAGAAAAGCAATTCGCCTTTCTCGCTCCGTGTAACACGGAGTTCTCCAAAGATAGGAGAATTAAAAATTTTTACGTCAGTCATTTTCGTAGATTTTTTGACGTTAATATATTGTTGGGTTGATACAACAAAAAAAGAGTGTACCGCTACCCTTTGTCAAATGCCTCTACGAAAAGCACGCACACGCCATTACAACGTATGCAAGGGACGATACACTTGTATCTTATTCCGAAAAAACGATTAGGCATAAAAAATGCCCTCTCGGGAGAACGAAAGAGCCTTGTTGAACCCCTCGTAGATTTATTTGACACCACAAAATTATAAAATCTTCTGTAATGTGCCAAATTTTTCTTGAGATATTTTTGGAGACTAAATAAAAATTTAATATTCTATTAATCTATGACTGTGAATATATACAGGATATTAGTTTTGTTAAGCCTAATTATCCTGTATAATTACATTTGTTTTCAACATGTTTATTTTTGATGTACATGTTTACTTATTTAACAATCTTAGCAACTCTTCCCGTATTGCCTTTTGAACCTGTGATTTCGTTCTTGTAGTCGCCATACCATAAGAACCACTATTGGTAAACACATCACGACCTAAAGAATATCCATCTGATGTTCTTACAATGTCAACTATATGTCTTTTGTCGTATGTGCTCTGATGGCTTATGCGATATTCTACATCTTTAATGCGTATATATTCAGAATCGTTTTGCTTTGGCAGCTTAAAACTATTTATTTCTTTTGTTTTTGCACTGATATACTCAGCGTTATATTTTGTGCTCGTACTTGCGCTTCTGCTTGCACTTGTGTTGTTTGCGCTGCCGCTTGTTCTGCTCGCGCTTGCGTTAGAGCTGTTTACCGTTCTTGTTGAACCTCCACCTTTTGCCATAATATTTTGTTTTTTTTATTTGCAAAGTTAATGATTTATGTAATCGGGGGGGAATGTTATCTACCCCCGTGTAAACAATTAATCTTCCTCGTCGTCACATTCAAGTTCTGCGTCAGGATTTTCGGCTTTGAATACTCTCCAAGCTTTGTTGAGTCTGCGACGCTGATATTTAAGGTCGTCATCCTATTTCCTTTCTTTCTGGTATACAGTCGTATAAAATAAAGTCCATAGATGAATAATTTTTAGCGTATTGAGGTACAGGTGCTAAAAGTGCATCATACACGAACCTGGCTTCAAGTAAACTTTTATCGTTTTTTCTCAGTTCGACTATGTCTTTGGCTTCCAAAAACATTCCTCCAAGTGTCTTGCTTTTCAGTATTATCTTTTCAAGAACTGTGTCGTAAGTCAGATATAAAGTTCCTTCTATTTTCATTGTTGTATCTCCTATTAGTTGTTATTATTTTTAACACCGCAAAGTTAATAACTTATCTTTAAACAGCAAAGAGAAAACTAATAAACAATTAGTATTTAATATAAATTAATAGTTTACAGCACATGTACGTTATATATAAAATAAAAGACCGACCCTCGCGGGCCAGCCTTCTACTAAAAACCTTTGCTTATGAACAAGACAAAGGTACTTCATTAATTGATAATAATTTAAGAATCATTTGTCGTTGAATAAACTATCTTTGTTTTCTATGTTTTGTTTACTGTTTGATGAGAAATCCTCTATCTGATGCGTGAACGGTGTGAGCTTTTCAAGTTCTTTTTTAACTGAAAATTCTTCATTGAAGAAAGCGACGCCTTCCTGTATTTTTTTTACAGCTTCGATTTTTTTCTTTGTTGTAACGACTGGGTTGATGTATATACAACCATTCTCATGGGCGAACCGCCGACATTCGTTGCCGCCACCATATATTACAAACAGAGGAGTTTTGCCTAATGCCCAGTCTCTGGCGATTGACAATTCAAAGGCAAGATTATTCAATCGGTCAGAATAACCTCGTGTTGCGAAAGCACGCCAACCACGAGGAACACCAAGCATGTTCAGCTGATACCACTTCTGCGCTACATTAAGGTCTACGAATATGCCAATGCCACGTGTCTGCATAGCACGTGCAATCCATCGTTTTTTGTAGAGGGCTTGCATTCCGAATGATATTGGTGTCTCATTGAACAATGAGAAGTTGGGCTCTACGATATTGGCAGGATGGTGTTGCTTGTATATTTTTTCGGGGTGTTCGTATACTGACGTGAAACGGTAGTCGTCGGTGTAGAAATGTAGCGTTCCGGCACCATTCATATTATATGTACGCTTCTGTTCGCCAAAGCAAAGAAATGGGATTTGGCAGTTCTCAGCTTGCATATTAATGTCGAGTGTAGGTATTTCCAGTTCGTTGTCGCTTGGGAACAGCATATCTGGAATTGTAACATCATAGTCTTTTCTCATTGTCGTATTGTTTAAGGAGTTCTTTGATTTCGTTGTACAGGTTTACGATTACTTTGTCTTTGGCCTGTAAATACTGCCAATAGCGTCTTGTCTGATTGATAACGTTCTGTCGGGTGCGCGAGATAAGCAAAGCTGCCCGTTCTGGGTGTACACTATAGTCTCTCGTCAGGACGCAGTACAACCCCCGTAATACATTCGTCTTTACAGTCTTTGTTTCTGAAACAAGCTGAATGAATGTAACACCGCCAACGGAGCATACAGCATTAAGAATACGGTCTGCCCACATATACTGTTCTGTCTGTGAATATGTCATAAGCATAAATTTTATGGTTTAACGCTGCAAATATAGCAAAAACTAATAGAAAACTAAACTTTACTATTAATAAATTATAAAATATTAATCAAATCTATTAGTATTACAGAATAATTTATTAATTTTGTGGTGTGAAAATAGAGATACTATTAGTCACCACTAAGCGACTTGTGTACATCGTGAAGTGTATAAATGGATTTAAGCCGCGTCTTCACCGACGCATTAAATACGAAGCGATAAGGTAAGTACACAACCTTGTCGCTTTTGCTTTTTACAGACATGAAGATAAAGAGAATTATAATAAATCAGATGTATCGCAATTCTCAATTGAGAAAAGCGATAGCATTCTCTTTGTTTGTAAAAGCCCACACTCGCAATTCTATTGTTAAAAATTGGAGTATCAACAAATTACATGATATTACAGGTGTAAGCGTAAATGCTATCAAAGATAGACTGTTTATCCTTAAAAATATGGAATTGATTGAAGAAACAGGTCTTGACTACAAGCATCTTGTTTTTAAATCACTGCATAGTCATACAGCACATCGCAACATTGTTATACCTGAGTTTACATTTCAACCTAATACTAACTTAAAAAAGAATGCTTATGCACAAGAAATAAAAAACATAGAGAATACATTGACCGCTATGTTGCTTGTCGAAATACAACGTCGAAAGAATTTTGCAAAACAAATGATTCAGCAAAGACAAGAACCGTGCTCGAAAAAAGAATACACGGAAGCTGTCAAGACTTGTAATCGTTTTGGTTATGGCAAAAAATTTATAGACAAAGGTATTTCGTACAAATATATGGCGGCGAAAATTGGTATGTCTGTTTGCAAATCAATACAGATTGTAAAATTTGCGGTAAAATGCAAATTAATAAAGAAGATACGCAATATCTGTAAACGTATTGCAATCTGTAGCAAATACACAGAAGACATGCTTGTTAATTACACGTATAGTTATCGTAATCATATATATAAAAATTACGCCAACAAATACGCCACCATATGATATGGTATATATTTAATTTTAAAAATCTAAGATTGAGTTTAACGTAAAGAATAAAACAATGAAGACAACAACAATTGTTTTTGTAGACAATGCCACGACCAGGGAGGCTGGCATCTACGCAGTAAGGTACGGATGGGCATTCGCCAAGGGTGTGTGCCGTGAAGTTAACGAGTTTGTGCATCGGCTGCCGTGGGTGTGCATAGGTGCTGTGCTGATTGTGACAACGGCAGTGAGCTACGTGTGTATCGCAGAAGCAAGAGCGGAGCGTGACAAGGCGAGCAAGGCGCAAGTGAAACTGCAAGAACGTGTAGAACAGCTAACATGCGCTGTCGAAGCAGAAAGGAGTGCACGTTGAAAAAGAGAATAAGAAAGAAGATGATAGCAGGTACACATAAAAAGCTTCCTGTCAAGTTGTATAACGCCTTTTTGTATCAAAAAGGAATGTTGCCTCTTTTGGTACAGATTTATAGGTCCTACAAAACGATTAAAGGGGTTCGTATATATGCAACGGTAACAAGCCATAGTGAAGCAGAAGTACATAAAAAATTTAAACATTAATCCTAAGAACATAACTATGAAGAAGAAAATCAAGACATGGCTTATCCACCTTCTGGGTGGTGTGACAGTAGAAGAATCGAAGAACAGTAGCAAGGGACATTATCGCATCGGCATCTTTTTTACTTTGGCTGACCTCAAGCATTATGCTGACAGTCTAAACGGCAAGCCTGCCGATGAATGGTGCAAGAAGATGTACGAATATATATGCGGACGACAAGAACTTTTCAATGGAACTGACGAAGAAAGACCAACGGCACATCCGTAACCTCGCCACGTCTGACGTGTTCAAGATTACCGTCAATGCGTCAGAATATGCCGAGACTTACAGAATAGCCTACCTCAAGGAGACTATGAAATACCTCCAAGAGAAGATAGAATTCCTGGAAATGCGTTACAATAAAAATTACAACAATGGAAAACAAGATTAACATAGCAGAGATATTGACGGACTGCCAAGGTGAGATAAAGCTGTATAGTCCTTTATTTGGAAAGGTCAAGTTCATCGAATGTCGAAAAGATAGCATTTCTGTTTTTTCCAAGACTATCAACGGAGAGGACATTTTCAATACTTTTACGGGAAATGGAGCTTTTTATTCTGGATATTCTCAATCAGAATGTCTTTTGTTTCCCTCCCGTGAAATGCGCGACTGGACGAAGTTCTTCAAGCGAGGCGACGTGGTGCGCAGTATAGATGATGGGGCACAAGCTGTTTTTAAGGGTTGGGAGAGCGATGATTACACGTCGTTTTATGCGTCAATCGTACATCATGCAGAAGTAGACGAATGGGATGAAGATATTGTGTTTGCCGTAGAATCATTCTACAAGGAGTATGAAGAATTCGCGAGAGGCTTTATTGTTGACGCAGAGGAGCACTACAATGGCAAATATAATCCCGAAACCTTGCAAGTAGAGCCTGTAAAGCCCGAATGTCCGTTCAAGCCGTTCGGTGAGAAAATAAAAATTAAACTTGAAGAAATAAAAGAGCTAATAGAAGAATATGAAAATGAAGTACAGTAAAGGTGTTTATAAATCTCGCCTGTATAGAATTTGGACAGGGATAATTGACAGGTGTACTCACCGTAGAAATAATTTATCTAAGCATTATGCTGATGCAAAAATAAAAATTTGCGAAGAATGGAGACATGATTTTATGGCTTTCTATAATTGGGCCTTATCAAATGGCTATTCAGACAATTTGTCTATAGATAGGATTGACAACAACAAAGGGTATAACCCAGAAAATTGTAGATGGGCAACTCTTTTCCAACAGGCCAATAACAAAAGCAACAACATTATTGTGTCTAATAATGGTGTTTCGCATACAGCAGCAGAATGGTGCAGGATAATAGGTCTTAGTTACAAAACATTTAAGAGTAGATATTATACACAACACCTGTCTGCTTATGAAGCTATATTTCTACCCGTAAAGAGAGGAATAAGAAATACACAAAAGCACTGCATCTCCTACGAGCACACCGCCCACCTCCTTGGCACAACCGACCCATACACGGAAGGAGGCAGCGAATGAGCTTCCCCTTCTCTCTCGAAAACGTCAAGTTCCGTGAGACTGCACACATAGCCTTCGAGGACGAATACGTCACGGCATACCAGTCTACCGACATCGTCCCGAAGATATACAAGAGCGTCAACACCCCTCGCGACAAGAACGGATTGGCATCAGGCAAGCCCAAGACCTACTACCGCACCCGGTACAGCGAATGGGTCACGGAAAAGACATTTGTTGAACAATATCAGAAAATCAGAGAAAAATTCTAAGTTACGATTATGATAGAAATGTTAATTGTTATATCCTGTTCATCCCTCGCCTTTGCATTATTCTACGCATTCTACAAGGTTGGCAGACTGAGTGCTTACGACCGTCTTATGGAGCATTTTAACGATGCTGTTAAGCTTATTAGCAAGCAGGAAGTAATAATCCAAACTTACGAACAAAAGCTTAAGGAAATAGAAAAGGAAGCACAGCAATGAAAGACGTATTCACAATTCATCAAGCCGACAACGGCATCATGCTGAAATCGGACGAATATGTAGAGGTGATAGAGAACAGTCACGAGCCCGACGGCAAGGGTAAGGATAATCTTTATCTCAACCTCGGAAGGTATCTCTACAGCATGATAGAGTGCGCGATGAACAGAGATATATCGAACAACGTTCAAGTAGAACTCAACATAACGAAAATTGAATAACATGATAGACGAAAAGAAAATCACAGAAGCAATAAACAGATACATCGGCTACCCTGAAGAGATAGACGAGGGTGTAGGAACATCTATGAGACGTGATGCTTTCCGTGCTGGAGTGGAATGGTTTAAGAAGGCCATCTGGCATGACGCAAGCGAAGAACCAGAGTCAGACAAATGTATTCTCATACGATTTGTTGACTATAAAGGGAATGTCGAATACGGGACTGATATTCTCGCTCCTCCTATAACGTGGAATAACTGGGTAGAAATTTGCAAAATAACCAAATGGTGCTACGTCGAAGATTTATTACCGAAAGGAGGTGAGGAATGACGGACAGTCTACAGATAAAAGTTGATAAAGCTATTAAGCTGTTGAGGTCAACATGCAGAGATAGAGAAGTTGAGTTGTCATATAGTGGTGGTAAGGATTCTGACGTAATCCTTGAACTTGCGAAAATGGCAGGTATTAACTATAGAGCAATATATAAAAATACGACGATTGACCCTCCTGGGACAATTAGACATGTGCGAGAGAATAATGTAGAGATTGTTAGACCTAAAGAGACGTTTTTACAATTAATTGAACGCAAAGGATTTCCTACAAGGAGGGCGAGATTTTGTTGCCAGGTACTTAAAGAATACAAGATAATGGATATTGCGATTCAGGGGATAAGACGCTCCGAGAGTCCAAAACGTGCAAAACTATACAAAGAGCCAACCTTGTGTAGAATTTACAATAACAACAAGGCAAATCATGTAGAAGTTATTCTGCCGATACTCGACTGGACAGATAATGATATAGTTGAGTTTATTACAGAGCGTGGCATAAAACTACATCCTCTCTATTATACTGACGGAAAGATTGATGTAAAAAGAAGGCTTGGGTGTATGGGTTGCCCTTTATCTAAAGACAGAGGACTTGAAGAATTTAAAAGGTATCCGAATCTGGTAAAGGCTTGGTTACGGGCAGGTGTGAAGTGGTGGGAAAATCACCCAAACATAAAGACACGTAAAATGTACAGGTCAATTTATGAAGTATTTGTTAATGATTTGTTTTTCAAATCATACGAAGACACAATGAGGGCCATCAGAGGAGGACTATTCAATAACCCTATTGATTGCAAAAAGTTTCTTGAAGAATATTTTAAAATAAACTTGGAATAAAATGATTAAAGCAGAAGGCCTGAGAATAGGAGACATTGTAAGGATCAACGAAAACGATTCTATCAAAAATGGACTTATTGGCAAGGTGACTGATATAGACTCACTAAGGGAGTACAAAGAAAAGAAAGGTGCCATTACTCTGAATACCATTGAAGATGATGGTTGGTATTGGGGAATATGGTGTTGCGACATTGAGCCTATCCCTCTTACTCCCGAACTCCTCGAAAAGAACGGGTGGAAGAAGAGAACAGAAGGATGGTACTTTATGATGATTAGTAAATACATGTATTTGTCAGTAGAGTTTGGATATGAAAATGGTATAAGAGTTTTCTTAAAACGCGCTACTGATGGACTTTATGTAAAACTTAATACTGCAAATAACGTCCACGAGCTACAGCATATACTTTGGGCACTGGGCAAGGACGCAAACTTAAAGATTTAAAACAAATACAACTATGAAAAAAGAAATGAAACAGTACACAGGTACTAAAACAGTTAAGGCAATGCCTATGACAATGGGTGAAGCCTACGAGCGCAAGCTTTTGAAGGAAGGAGTAAGACCTTCTGAGTGTGAAACAGACAAGGCTGGCTACCTTGTTGAATACGAGGGCGGCTATCAGTCTTGGCGTCCGGCAGATGTGTTCGAGAAGGCTTACAAGCCGTCTGAAACGTTCGTCAACAGAATGCTTCTTGAACTCGAAGACCTTGAAAAACGCATGTATAAATGCGATAACTTTCTTTCTTCGGATGAGTTCAGTGCTTTAGACGCACTTTCTCGTGCTTTGTTGACTGTGCAAAGAGGGGCGATGGGGCAATATTACTTTGTCTTGGCAGACAGATTTATAAAGGCAAATAAGATGAAAGCTAAGTTGTCCAATTTTACATTCGGCACGGCAGTACTTTATCTTAAAGCAGGTATGGCTGTTCGTAGAGCAGGATGGAACGGTAAAGGTTTATTTGTTGTCAAGCAAGTTCCATCATACATCACAGCCGACATTATCCCTAACATGCAGTCGCTTCCTCAGTCTGCCAAAAACATCTTGATGAGTCGTGAGAATCCTCATATTGACTACACCAATCAGATGCTTATCATCAATCCAGATGGTAGAGCAGACTCATGGGTTCCATCTTCATCTGACGTATTTGCGGAAGATTGGGAGTTGGTAACTGAGTAATTAATCCTCTCCCTGGTGACAGCAGGGAGAGATTAAAATAGCAAAACATGAATAATATAGAACAGATAGAAAACATATACAGACCTTATTACAACAAGCCTGTGATTAGAGAAGCTTGTGGTCCAATATTTATAAGCTCACCAAAAGAATACGGACAGTATCTGCAAAACAAAAAGCACAAAAGAAAATGAGCAAAGTAACAGCAATGGAACGCATTCAAAAAATTCGAATAGATGTTGAGTGGCGTTCACACGGTAGAATACCAAGAAAGGTAGTTCGAAAATGGTTAAACGACATACAGAAAGAATTGGAGGAAGAACAATGAGCAAAGGAAAAGAATGTGTCTCCTGGAACACATCCCCGAAAGAACAAGCGTAATACTTACGCTGTTACATAGAAATGGAAGTACTTGCCATTCTTAGGGTAGATAATCTTACCTGCCTTGCGAATGTATCGGCAAAACACTTCCTTCATGTTACTTTCTTGCAAATTAGAATCTTTCATGAGGCAACAACCTCCTTTCTGGCATTTATACTCTTCAGCGAAATTGCTTGGAGTACTTTGCATGGAGCCACCATACAAAGAAAAACCCCAGCACAGGACTGGGGGAAATGTCTTAGAGCTGGAGGGCTGGAAGGACTTTTTTCTTGGCTGTTTCGCCAGAGGTTGTTAACCTCGATTCTAATTTGCGCTACAAAGTTAATCATTTATATGATTATATAAACAGTAACAAGGTTAATGAATTAAAAAAGTATGAAATTAATAGATGAAGAAAGATTGAAAGAGCTTCTTGTCGCAGAAGCTTTTGCAGAAGTATTGGAAAGAAACGGAGTGGATGAATGGGATTATTATGAAGATGCTCTTCGTGATGATTACAATGGTATGTCATATTGGGAGTTTGTTTCTCAATCAGCCAAAGACATAACAAAGGACTTTAAAACTGTATAATTATGAATAGAGAAGAAATTTGGAAAGACATTCTTGGATATGAAGGATTCTATCAAGTAAGCAATCTTGGTAGAGTTCGTTCTGTCGATAGAATTGTAAAGGGCAAATTTGGTTCTATACAACATAAGAAAGGCGTAATGTTAGCACCTGCAATAAATACTGCTGGATATTATTCTGTTGCTCTAACAAAAAACGCAAAGGGTAAAGCTTTCAGGGTTCACCGCTTAGTTGCAGAAGCATTTATTCCAAATCCAAGTAATTATCCTATAATCAACCATAAAGATGAGAATAAATTAAACAACAATGTCAATAACTTGGAATGGTGTACCTATTCTTATAATACGATATACAATAATTCTATAGCGAGAAGGCTAAGCGTAAAGAATAAAAATCGCTCTTATGGATGTGAGAAGAAAGTTTATCAATATAACATTGATGGACATCTTATAAAAACATGGAAGTCTTTAATGGAAGTCTCAAGAGAATTACATGTTCCATGGGGTAATATCGCTAATTGTTGTAGAGGTGGTAAATACAGACATACTGCCTATGGATATAAATGGAGTTACAAACCAATTAATACGTTACAAAATGAATCGTAGTGAAGCGAAAGACCTTCTGCCTATTATACAGGCGTTCGCAGAGGGTAAGACAATACAGAGTAGATTTATTAATGGTAGCAATACATGGTGGGATGATAATAATCTTAGTTTTGGTGATGGTGTAGAATACCGCATCAAGCCAGAACCCAAATACCGCCCATTCAAAAACAAAGAAGAGTGTTGGCAGGAAATGCAGAAGCACCAACCGTTCGGGTGGGTTAAAACAGACGAGGGGTATGAACAAGTTTGGCATGTAAATAAAGGTGACGATTTCAATGCAACATTTAAAACTTGCACATTCGCCGACGGCACGCCCTTTGGCATAAAAGAGGAATAATTTATGAGAACAATCAAATTTCGTGGCAAGGACGTCTTTACAGACGCTTGGCGATATGGTGACTTGGTGCATAATCAGAAGGTCACAACCACTGGCTTAGTACCTCGCACTATGGTTGGTGGGTATGAAGTAAATCCCGAGACTGTTGGACAGTTCACTGGCTTCAAGGACAATAACGGTAAAGAGATATACGAGGGCGATGTACTACGGTCTGATAAATATCCGTTCAGTTGTATCGAAGCCAATGAGTATGACAATTATTACGGCACAATAGGCTGGGACGAAAAAGAAGCATCTTTCTACATCATGGCCGTCAAGAACCCCAAGTCGTCCGTGCGCGGCATATCCGATGGCATCTGCGACACCATAAAGCAAAGAACCTTACAATACAGCGAGGCGGTAGGCTCCATCCACGATAAGGAATGGCAGCAGAAATTTAAACTCAAAACCGAATAGCCTTATGAAGCACCGCATTCTGAAGAAATTCGTTAAAGCCTACCGCCCTTATGGTCTCAGTCGCGAAGGCGTTCTTCTCGGCATGAAAGAGGAAGGGCATGGTAAGTACTGGCATCGTGGTTCTATTGTCAGATGGTGGACTCACGAAAGGCATAAACAGAAAAAGCATGTAAGGAAGCATCCTGAATGTGTAATTTGGATTTAACAACAATCATAAAGAATTTTAAAACATGGATATAATAGAACAGGGTTTATTTGAACGTCTTATCAATGCCGTCAAGAACAAATGCACAAGAACAGCGCGTGCAAGAATACGCGACATTGCAAATTATCGAGAGCAAACGAGAGGAGTAAGCAATATCATAACTAAACATGAACTTACTCAAAAGTATTTAGTATAACTAATAAAATAAGGTGTGGACTAACACACCTTATTTTATATTATATAAGACATAATCTATTACTTTACGATTAGCTTCATCAACCTTGTTTAAATCTTTCTTTATATATATTTCCGTGATACGATGTGCTGATTTGTGCCCTAAGCAATCAGCAATAGTATCTGTTGGTATTCCTATTTCATAGGCTATTGTTGCAAATGTATGTCTTGCCCAATAAGAACTTATGTTAGGTAACCCTATATCTGCACAGATTTTGGTTAAGTTATCGTTAAGTGCGACTTCGTAATACCTGTAAGATACGATATTGTCGAAGACCTTCAGTAAATGCTCTTTACCTCTGTATTTTTCGATAATGAACATCGCTTCTGGTTCTACTTTTATATCATACAAAGTTCCTGTCTTAGCTCTTCGGTATGTAACTCTTCCGTTTTCTATCTTTGTCAATCGCGAAAGGTCTATCATATTAATACCCATAAGGAAAAACATAAGAAAAAACACATCTCTATGCTTACTTCTGATTTTTGTTAATTTGGCGTGATATAAAGTGCGCAACTGTTCAACAGTCAAAGACCTCTTCACTGTCTCTTCTGTCTTAATGCGATACATACTGAAAACATACTCTTTCGTAACACCTCTTTTACGGGCAAAATTCAATACCGCTCTTATACACCTAAGATGTATTGCTATAGAGTTTGTGCGGTTGTGTTCTTTCCTTAATTTTTCAACATATCCATTCAACCAATCAATATCTATTTCTTCAATACTAAGACTGTCAAAATCACAGTACTCTTTGATTCTATTCATTGTAATTCTATAGAGATTTATAGTAGTTTCGTTACTTTTGGTAGCAATGAAATCTTCGTATTGAGTTTTCAGCAATTTTTGGATGTTTTCTTCTTCTGATTCTTGATTGGTTAAATATTGTACGAGTTTCTTGTTGGAGTAAAAACGAAGCTTTCCTTCATTTTGTAACTCCATAATCTTGTCGTTAAGCAAAGCTATCTGTTTGCCTAATTTTATATTAATAATACGCCTGTCTGTGTGATTTTTGACTTTCTCGTTGCTTTCATCCCATTCTTCAGCTTTTAATTCATACCCAGTAGGTATGTATACAGCACTGTCCTTCCGGGCAATTTTATATTTCAACGGGTACTTGCCATTTTTCAATTTTCTTCGTTTATCCAACTTTATTGAAACCTTAATCATAAAATGTATCTCCTTTATTTGTTTGCACGCTTTTTGCACGTTTTGAGATAAAGAATGTGCATAATTGCGTTGGTTTGACAATCGTTCATAAGTAAATACTATCGCAAAGATAGCTTTTTTTAGCGATATTACAATGTTTCTTTCTTTTGTATGCTCTTATTTAAGAAATAACTGCATATAATTTCTTTTTACGTTAAATATCAGTGTATTACAAATACTCTTTTTTATGCCTTGCACGTTTTTTGCACGTTTTGCTGTTTAGAAAGCTACTTAACGGTAATACAGCAGCGTACCCTATACCAACCTCTGACCTCTGATGTATTCACTATAAAGTCCGCAAAGTTCGGATTAACAGAACGGCATATGATTTTTGTGTCATCGTCTTTGACGGGCAAGACATTTTTTACAATCGCTCCGTTTTCCGTGTCCAACACATAAGTGCAACCCCATTCTATGAATGATTGTTCGTTGACACGCTGAACGAATACTTTAGAGCCATTCGGATATTCTGGCGACATGCTGTCTCCGTTTACCGTTATTGCAAGACTAACATCTCGAACCGGGCAAATGATTTTTTCGCATTCATAATTCTCTACCTGACTTTCAAAGTTATCTGGAGCTCCCCCCTGCGCTGCTATGGGTAACAACGGCACGAGGTAATTGTCTATATTGACACAATTCTCTTTATCTCGTAACATTTCCCCTTTACCTGTGGCAAGCCAATCTACGTTTATTTCAGGGTACAGGTCTTCTATAACTTTCGCAACTTTGCGTGAAATGGTTGTCGTGTTGTAGAAATGTCCTGCACTCAATCCTAGTGTTTCTTGCCATCTGACCAAAGACATTTTGTAATGTCTCGCTGCACTCTGCGCTCTATCCTTAAGCAAACTCATAATATATTAATTTGTATTAAAATACTAATAGAAAATTAGTGTAACTAAAAAATTATTATTAACTTTGTGGTGTGAAAAATCATATATTACTTCACACAACAAAGGTATTAATAATATATTAATTTATATATAAATGTATAGTTAAATAATGGTAATAGGACAAAAATCCAAAGAGCGAGCAATCTGCGATAAGGTAGATGCTTATTTACGGCAAGGCTTTAAGAAATCAGAGGCTGTGCGGAAGACAAAGGATGATTTCATGTACGCAACCGAGGCTGCAATATATGGCATATTGCGTCGTAACAAAGAGAAAATCAATGACAAATGAAAAACCCGATGTTGTACCTAAGGGGCGATATACCTTTAAGGAAGCAGCTCAAAAATTAGATATTAGTATCACAACAATATATAGATACGTATCGAGTAATATTATTAATTGTCTCACACGTTCTAATGGGCAGCGTGTTATATTAGGTTCTGAGATTACACGTTTTTGGGGCGGTGAATACATCTAAATCGCAGAAAAATGGAAAAGGAGATACAACAAGCGATAGATTTGCTAATTGCGAATGGTTACGAGGTTACGCCTCCACAAACAGACATCGAAATAAATGAGGAGTTTGAGCGTTGGTGGAACATGTACAACAAAAAGCGTGGAAGAGAGAAATGTCTGAAACGATGGTTGCGCCTATCTAAAAAGGATAGGACGGCTTGTATAAATGCTACACCAGCTTATGTTCGTTCTATCACGGTCAAGCAATATCAAAAAGACCCGTTTACGTACTTGAACCAACGTGGATGGGAAGACGAAATAATAGATGAATATGAAGAATCTGCAAACCGTACAGCTATCGAATTCGCAACGAGAGCAGCAAACATCTTTAACTCTAAGTAGAAATCTTAGTAGAATTCTGTCTAAATACCCATTGATTAGTCAACGGGAGAACACAATACCTTCTTTGTACGAAGCCGTTACAGCGAGCCATTGGGATTTGTATTCAATCGACAAGGAACTTAACGACAAAGTAACAGTTCAGTGGATAAAAGGACAGCTTATAGATGTCTTAAGATTTTGTGGTGCTTTCGATGATGTTGAGGACTTCCAAATAATAGTTACTGCGAAACAGATTCGTAGCGATTATTACTATCTGACGTTGCCAGAGCTTACGTTCTTCTTTGAGAAATTTATTAAAGGAAAATTTGGCAAGTTGTACGCAGGAAAAAAGGTCAATTGTCAGATATTCTTACAAGCAATAAGCAATTTTGAAAATGAAGTAATAAACAAAAGAGCCAAGGTGCAAGAGGAATATGAACAACAAAGGAAACAACGTGAGAAAGAAACCGTTCGAAATGGTAAAACAGGTATTGACGGATGGCGTGAATATTGCCAAACTCACGGTATAAAAGGTCAGCCTTTACCGATGCAAGATTTCCTCAGAGAAATGAAAAAGAAGAGTTTAATGTCAAAAATGTTACAACAATGAAAATTGAACTAAAAACAATGACCCTCCAAAACTTTAAAAAAGTACGGAGTAAAACGATTGATTTTTCGCACAATGTAATCATTAGTGGCGGAAACGAAGTAGGCAAAACTACAATATACGATGCCTATCTGTGGTGTCTATTCGGTGTGACAAGTCGCCCTGATACGACTGTGCAAACATTGGATGCGAACAACAATGTAGTACGTAAATTAGAAACATCTGTAACGCTTGTTATTAATTACAATGACGAGCGAGACATTAAAATAGAACGTCGCTTGACAGAACGCTATAAAGCCGAGAATACTGTAGAAGAAAAGTTTCTTGGCACAACACAGGCTCGTCTTGTTGATGATGTTCCGTATTCCGTTACGGCTTTCAAGGAAAAACTGAACTCGTTATGTAACTATGACGATTGGTTCTTACTTTCTAATATCAATTTGTTTTGGGCATATAAGGTTGACGAACGCAGAAAAATACTTATGTCTTTAGCTGGTGAAATCAACGAAGCGGAAATAATGAATGATTATCCGGCTGTGTACAATGCTGTAATAGTAGAAAAGAAAGATTTGTCGGAACTACTTATACAACAGAAGTCAACACGAAAGAAGGCTAATGACGAACTGCAAACAATACCAGCTAAAGTACAAGCACAAGATGCATTGAAGACGAATGAAGATTTTAATGCCATTGAAATCGAAATAAAAGACGTTGATGCACAAATAGTTTCTGTTGACGCTGCTCTACAAGGAATTGTAACAAATACTCCTGAACAGCAGAAGTTTGAAGAAAAATTATCTCTTGAAAGAAGTAATTATAACAAAATTCGTGAGGAGTGGCAAAAAGAACATTTTAATAAAGTAAATGATGCGTTTAAGGATGTTACTGACGCATCTGATACTTTGCAAAAAACAAGAAAGTCACAAAAAGAGCATTCTGATGCTTATGTGCAAAACAAGACAAAAGTGGCGGAATTGACAGTGGAGTTTAATAAGTTAATGCAACAATGGAAAAATGTTAACGAAAAGGAATTTAACTTTACCCAAACAGATGTATGTCCCGTTTGTGGTCGTCCTTATACGGACGCAATGAAAGAACAAGAATATGAAAATGCCGTTAATGAGTTCAATACTCACAAGGCAAGTCAATTGTCGGATATTCAGAATAAAGCGGCAGAAAGGAACGAACAGCTAACGGTGCTCAAGGGACTTGTAAATACTTACGAACAAGTAACATCCGTAAGTGACAAGCAGACTCTGAAAACAAACAAAGAAGCGTATGATACCCTTGTCAAAAAGCGTTCCGAGATACAATCAGAAACTTGGGAATCAAGTAATGAAAAAGCAAAGGCAGATGCGTCACTGCAAGCTTTTATGAAAACCAAGCCTGTAATCGCTACAAATACAACACAAGAAGAAAATAAACTCAAGAAGAAAGAGCTTACAAAAAAACGCGATGGTTTGATAAAACGTTTGTCTGCTCGTGATACTAACGAACGTATAGAGAAAGAGAAAACAAAACTCGACAAACGTTCTCGAGAACTTGCTCAAATAGTGGCGGATTGTAACGAAATAATCCGCCAGATAAAAGAATACAAAAAGGCTAAGATAACAGTCGTTGAGAGCAAGGTTAATTCTCTTTTCTCTCTTATTCGCTGGAAATTCTACGAACAGAACATAACGAATGATGACGAAAAAGACGTATGTACAGCTGTCGGATTAAATGGTGTTGATTACAACAATACTAACGATGGAACCGTTATTAATATGGGCATAGATATTATTAACGGCATCAGCAAAGCGAAAGATATGTACGTACCTCTTTTCGTAGACCGCAAAGAATCTGTAGAACACGCATTGCCGTCAACGCAACAGACTATTTATCTACAATGCATATATAACGAACCTTTTAAAGTAGAAACAATTTAAAATATACAACTATGGACAACAAAACAGGTATTACAGTCACTCAGTCAACAGCAACAGCGACACCCCTTAATATGTTTGCGAACCAAGAAAGTTTTAATACAGGTTATAAGATGGCGCAGATTTTGTCGGCTTCGACAATTGTGCCTAAAACCTTTCAGGGCAATATTGGTAACACAATGATTGCAATAGACATGGCTCAGAGATTGCACACGAATCCACTCATGCTAATGCAGAATATATATATCGTCTACGGAATGCCATCTTTCTCGGCTAAGTTCCTTATTGCATGCATCAACGCAAGCGGTCTTTTTGCCACACCGCTAAGATATGAATTTGTTGGCGAAGAAGGAAAAGACACATGGGGATGCTACGCCTATGTAATTGATAAACAAGGCGAACTTTTAAAAGGTTCTACCATCACAATCGATATCGCGAAAAAAAAAGGTTGGTATCACAAAGATGGTAGCAACTGGAAAGTTGAGCCTGAACAGATGCTTCGTTACCGTGCCGCTACTCGTTTCCAGACAGCCTATTGCCCGGAAATCACTTGTGGTCTCGCGGTTAAAGAAGAGCTGGAAGATGGCGAATATACGGAAATCACAGAAGACAATATTGACAAGCTTTCCGCAGAGGAGAAGCTCACACAGGCACAGGAAAAAGAACAAAAAGAGGCTAATACTCAGTCTCTAAACTTGAATACGGGTAGCACAACATCAGAAGAAACACATACTATCCCCAATAAACCTCAAAGTCAAGCCGCCACAGTTACGTCTTCTTCAAGCAAACCACAGCCAATGGGCAAGCAGGAAATGCCCGATATGTTTAAACAGTCATAACGCTTCATTTCTTCAATAATAAAACAGAGTAAGGGAGTGAGAATATTCTTACTCCCTTATTATATAAATATATTAAAATGAACATAACAACTTTAGGAAGCGGTAGCTCTGGCAACGGATATGTAATCCAAAACAAGTCAGAAGCACTTATAATAGAATGTGGCATAAATTACAAGCATGCCGTTGAAGCCTTAAAAGGCAACGTTGGCAAAGTGAGTGGCTGTCTTGTTACTCATAGTCATAGCGACCATGCAGGTTTTATAAAAAATTACGCCAAAGTCTTTAATGTATATGCGACAGAAGAAACACTTGAAGAATGCGATGTAAAACCGAACACTTTTCATTTCTGTCCTATACCTTTATTTAAAGAGTTTAAGGTTGGAAATTTCGTTGTTAAAGCTTTCGATACGGAACACGACACGAAAGCACCGTGTGGTTTTATTATCTTTCATAAAGAAATGGGAACAATGCTGTTCCTTACGGACACCCATCATATAAAATATAAGTTTGACTTCCCTATAGACTACATATTTATCGAGTGTAATCATACCGACGAGCTTGTTGAAAACAGTATTAAGGATGGTATCATTCCTCGCAAGGTAGGTATACGAGCTAAAGCAACACACATGAGCCTTGAGAGATGCATTTGTTGTCTTAAAGCAAGCAAGACGCACAACACAAAGGCTATTGTTCTTATTCATATTTCTGCAAACAACGGTGATAGTGAGATGTTTCGGAAGATAGTCGCACAACAAATAGGAAAACCCACATATTGCGCGACAAAAGGCTTTAAACTTGATTTTGTTGTCAATATATAGCTAACTCTTGTACTCCAGTACGATAAAACACAACAAAGGAGAAGGTTTCACAATAAAGCCTTCTCCTTTTGCATATGCTATATGTTACCTAACACCTTCCATGCCTTCTCACCCTTGAATGGCGTGTCATCATCATTTAGCCAATTTACCGTTATCTCGCAGAATTTCAACAACATTATACACCAATCTTCATTACGCCACCACGAAAAAAGAAGATTGTGATAATCGGCAATGATATTATTAAGTACTACAGAAAAGTCATATAGATTATAACCTTTAATTTGCGGTTTGTATTCTTCGTACAGTTCCGCACACTCACGCTCCGATACGAAAGGTGCATGTATAATACAACCGTCAGTCGTTGTATAATACATCTGCGAAATACGCTGCTTTGCGCTGTAGGCATCAAAATGATTGCCCACAATAGCCTTTCGTATAGTTGACCTTAAGGCTGTTTTTTCGTCATCGTTTAAACGTTCGTCGAGTATCGCTGTAATAGTAGCGATAACATTGTTCTTTGCCTGTTCGTTTTTGCAAGCATAAACTTCGTTAAATAAGTCTGTCATAATGCAATAGGTTTTTTATGTTTATGTTATAAAGAATTGAATATTTTTTCACAAAGCTCACCCATGATATAGCACGGATGTTCGCTCTGCATTTCTATTCCGTCATTATCGCAGATGTGCGCTACAACATGAAGAAGCTCATGTCCTATAGTGTTCACCAAACTCCCTTTGTTGTCAGAAGCGCCAACTGCGACAACACTCTCTCGTTTTCCTACATTAGAGTAGGTTAGCCCTCGTTCATTACTCGCCAATGAAAGATGTCTGTATGCCGATTCAAGGGAGTTCCGATTACAGCCGATACCCTCTAACGCACAGCATATCTCATCCGTATCATCTGCTGTGTACCCGATGAAGCACGTAACGCTCCACATATACTGCGCCAAGTGAATCTCACGCCTTATCATAGCAAGTCTTCCCAAGGTATTGGCATACCATTGTGGCAGCAATCAGCATAAAAGCGGTTGAACACAAAACCGTCCTTCTGGTCTACATCGTCGATTGTGTCCTTTACATATTGCGCCAAGCTCACCTCGTCCTTTATAGACTTGCCCCAAAAGTCAGCCTTACACATGTTTGCTACATACACATGGTCATAGCCGACAAGGTTTTCAAGGGTTAGCCCGTTGGTCTGCATCATTTCCTCTACCTTGTCCTTGTTAATAGGCTCAATTGGTTCTTCCTTACCGCTCGCCTTGTTGACCTTGCGCATATGCCTGACAGCCCAGTCGCACATCTTCTTGTTGAAATGATAGCCGTTATATCTGAGATAGGCTATCATTGCATCTGGCTTCAAATCGTAGACATCTAAAGGCATTCTACATTTTCCCATATTCGTATTCTTAATGACAGGTAAGGAAAAGAATTTCCCTACCTGTCGGTTATTACTTAGTAGCGTCTGCCACCATAGTAGCCGCCACCATAACGCTCTCCGTAACGTCCTTCATCGTCGTAGTTCATGCCACGCTCATAGCGTCTTCGCTCGTCACGACCCATGTCTCGATAGTCCGGCATAGGCGAACGCTCGCCCATACGACCGTCACCATGTTTCAGACTTTCAATGCAGGACATTACCTTGCCGCCGTATTTAAGCATCTTCTCGGCATTCTCCACAAGCTCGTCAAACTTGTTATCTGTTATCTCAACCATATACATAATGTTCAGTATTAAGTGTTTCCGTTCGACTTCTTGTTCAAGGCTCTTTGCAGCATAGTCTCAATGTTCGACAGCGTGCCTTTCATGCCGCTCACATCGGCTTCAAGGTTACCGATTCTCTGTTCCTGCGCCTTTTCCTTGGCTATCTGTGGATTGAGGACACCCAACATCTGTTCACAGTTCTTTACCACTTTCTCATGGTATTCCTTGCTCTCAAGCACTTCTTTAGAGTGCCTGAGCATAGCTTCAATCTCTGCGCTCATAGCCTCACGGCTCTCAGATACAACGAGGTCTCCCGAGTTAGCAATCTGTCCATTTGATGGCAATTGCTTAAACTCCGCTTCGCCATCTGGCATTTTAACCTTTACATCAACAGTTGTTTCCATTGGTTGGGGGTTAAACTGCCCAGGCTGATATGAAGGAAACTTGGGTTGCGGATTGCTCACGTTTATCACTTGCCCTATTTTTAGTGTCGGTTCTCCCGATTTGTCAAGCACATAAAATATGCTGTTTTGTCGAAGTCCTTGAAACATAGAAGTCGAATTTTAACTTGTTATACAATACCCGTCATGAGTTGAAGGGTGTTAGTGTCTCTCTCGAACCAAAACTGATACACACCAGTTCCGGCTACATCGGCAACCGTAAGAGCCGCACCTCCGAATTTGGTGACAGCCTGCGTTGCGCCGTTGGTCTCAAAGAGTATCGGCAGTGTAGCCGTCGTGCCGGCTGGTATCGCCTGCCTCAGATTAACGAATACCGTTCCTCTGTAGTTGGCGTTCAAGAAGGCATGATTCTTAAACGAGAAAACCACACCGCTTGTACTTACCGACACGCCAGTAGAGCCGATAGCCGCCGACCCTCTTCTGTTGACCCATGAAAAAGGATAACCCCAAATCATAGTCCTGTCCTCCAATTAGATGTTTAACCCCAAAAACCGTTGGCTCCGTTGAACCCGTACAGTCCCATCTGAGCTGCTACGCAGTTAGGAACAGCCGTAAATGGACTGTATGAGACAGTCGCTGTCTCAGGCAATTTACACTTGATACCAGCAACCTCCTGCTGCAATCCTGCCAATACCGCATTGATAGGAGCGACCGCCTGACCTACAATCTGACTTGTCATAGCCGACGACTTGAACGTTGAGTTCTCCTCGCGCAGATGGTCTAACTTATCCTGCATCTCTCGAAGCTCTGCGGCACGCTGTCCGTCAAGAATCTGCTGCGTGCTGTTCTTGATGCTGTTGTTGAGGTCGCAAGTCTGTCTTTGTGTCTCAAAGGCAAGGTTTGAAAAACCGCGTTCCTGACCTGTTGCAACGCTGTTAATGGCGTTCTGCAAGGTGTTGGTCTGCTGGCATGTAGCAAGTCGGTTCTCGCAGCAACAAGAAGCGAGCTGCTGTGCAATTTGCATGTTACCCTGTTGCAATGCGTTGATAGTTTGCATGCCGCTCATGCCTACTTGGTTGCCTACATTCTGAACCTGTGAGGTAAGAGCCGATATAGCTGCCTGTATCTGACCCTCGGTGCAGTTAAGCTGTGTAGCGAGATTACTCAAGGCGTTTCTGTTGCCACCGATAGCATCCATGAGGAGCGAGCGACCGTAGTCGTTGTTGATTTCATTGGCAATACCGCCTGCGCGACCATTACCGAAACCACCCCAACCATTACCTCCCCAACCCATGAGGAAGAAAAGGAAAATTACCCACATAAACCAACCTCCTTCACCGAAGCCATTACCATTCTTGTTCATGGCAAGGAGAAGATTAGGATCAAGACCTCTCTGTTGAAGCAGAGGAGCGAGCAAACTCATCATGCTACCCTGTCCGCTGCCTTCATTGCCGAATACGTAAGTTTTACTCTCCATAATAACATTTTTAGTTTTTACCTTAATAGATTTACTAACTCTATTGTAACGTTACGCCACAAAGTTAGCGTGTTATGACGGATAATGCCATAACACGCTCAAAGATTTTATATTACGCTGATTATCAGATATATACGCTGATAGTCGGTACTATCACGTTGTAAAAAATCTTTCCTGTGTTTGAAGAATTGGAAAGAAATGAAAACAAAAAAAAGAGAAGTCTCTTTACTTGCTTCTCTTTTGTCTTATGAAGTGAATAATATCCCACTTCTTCCAGTATCGTGTGTGTCCGCGCTTCTTGCACTCGCCGTTCGGTATCTCGCCGCGCTTTACCATTCTGTTGAGCGTCGCATCGCTTACACTAAGCCTGTCCTTTACTTCCTCTGCGCTCATCATTGGGTTAAGCATATTCGGAAGTATGTCCTGGCAGAGCGTTTCTATATCATCGTCGCTCATACCGCAAGCAGTTACTTTCTCTCCGTTACGCTGCTGTTCATCTGCCTTGAAGCATGAGTTGGCGAGCGACTGCAACAGCGTGCCGAGCATTTTGTAGCCGAAAATCTTTCTCATAGCACTCCTTTCTAATTGAATAGTCTTTTACCAAGACTTGACTTGCTGCAAAACCATTCCGCTGCTCCGTAGATATACAACAATAACGTAAAAGCCATGATTGCAAAGTGTGCCATTATCATCTCTTTCGTTGTGTACCAACTCCAATATACAAGATGTATGGAGTTGACGGCAAAGAAGTAGAAGAATGGTATGCGGTACTTCCAGCATAGCCAAAAGAAGCGTGACGCAAGAATAATAACCATAGGCAGCACATAGACCATGATGTAAATAAACGTATAGCACGCCCAGTTAGCCCCATGTACGGCAAACATCTCTTTTTGATTACGGCTAAAATCAAACATGCCGTACATGTGCGCCACCATTATCATAATTGGAACCCACTTGCAGAACCAGCGGAAGAACCGAAGTATTCTGCGTGAATACTGATTGCCAGACTCTGCCAGCAAGGACATAATCTCCGATATGTCCTTGCCCTTTACCAGAGTCAAAAACTGCCTTTTATACTCCTCGTCCATAGCGTTTTCTTGTTTAACTGTCAGTTTCATTTTGCAAGTTAGTCATTTATTCTCTAAATCGTATGTATTGTTAATTTTATTTATGTCTTATTAACATATCACAGACAGGCAAGACTCATCCTTAAAACAATCTATAGCCAATCCCAACACCCACATACGGCTGCACACCTTTAGGCGTTATGCCTACTCCTAAGCCTATATTCACGCCCAACCTCTTGTATCCGCCCTTTCCTCCGCCCTTTATAGTCCTGCTTATAGTCACAACCTCCCGCCTTGTGTACACCCTTATACTGTCAAGTCTCACATCATATCCGCTCACCCAAGCAGTATAGGTGCTGTCGCAATACTGTTTCTGGATGATAGGTATATTAACACCAGCACTATCTATACAGATAGGGTGCACTGTATCATGCACAATAGGCAGTTTCTTAGTCACATACCTCACCACCATGCTGTCCCTCGCTACAGGCTTCACGTAGGGGACAGTGTCCACCACCGTCACCCTCGTTGTGTCCGTTTTTATCCGCCCTTCTATCCGCCCTTTGCCGTTTTCACAACATAAGACTACGTTCAAGCATAACGAACACACCAGTACACAGCAAACAATCCACTTTCTCATACCTGCTTTTTCTCTTTTTCTTCCTCGTCAAAAGCTTCTTTCAGAGCCTCACCTACGTCTTCGTCTTTGCGCTTAGCAAAGGCAATGGCAAAAGCCTTGAAAAACCCGTTGATAGTCTTCTTTTCAACTGACACCCCCCTCAAATAAAAGAAGTGCCCTATAATACTCTTCAGCTCGCACAGCCATGCCACGAACATAGCTGCCACCGCACCGTATATATGAGCTATCCCGACAGGCTCAAGCAGCGACATACCGAATACGACACCAATAGCGAGCCACATCAGATAGTCTATAGCCTTATTGATAGTCCTGCGCAAGGCTCGTGAAGTCCTCCATTTGTATTTGTCCATCAGAGTTCTGTTGCCAGCCTCCTTTGCAAGAGCATAGTGCTTGTTACTCTCACCCCAGCCGAATCGAAAGTCGGCAATGATGAAGATTACCAGAGCGAGCAGCATCCACCGCATTTCCTGCACAATGCCCACCATTTCCGAGCCGAACATCAGCATCCCGATAGCCCGTCCGCCCGTATTGTTAACAAGTCCGTCCATTTCCATATATATCAATTCTTTACTTAACAATTTGATTCTTCACTCTTCACTTACTTATCCCCAACGCTCTCTTCGCTCTCGCCAGATACCCGCACCGTTCCTTCAATCCGTTCTGACCGCCGTTTATCTTCTTCGTGATTTTCACCACGTCGTCGTTGTCTGCAAGTATGTTCAGACCGTGCGTCTTCCACCACCACATCGAGCTTTTCACCGCCCCCAACGGCTTCTCTATCAGTTCCGGGTTCGCTATCACGTCGCCCTTGCAATAAGCCGAACGGTTATAAGCGTCATAGTTCGACCGCCCCGTAATCTGTATCAGCCCCCTGCCTCTGTACTTATAGCCGTCGCCGTCCCTCTGCGGAGTATTCCCAAGCATCTTCGCCAGTTTCCCCGTATCGTACTTGTCAAAGTAGCCCTTGCTGCCCTGTTCCACCGTCCACCTCAATTCGCCACTCTCATGCGCTATCTGCGCCAGGTAGTGAGCCATGCGCAGCTGAGTGTCAATCTCGAACACCTCCGCATAGCTGTTGATATACGAGAGGTATTTGTCAATCCTGCTCGCAGCTGTAGGCATAATCTGCAACAGCTGCACCTTAGTAACCTTTACCATTCTCTTTTCTTTTTTAAATATTTCACTTTTTTACTATATATTCTCTCCATGCATATTTGTTCCTCAGATCCAAATATATCAAGTTAGGCTCGTAAGTGTATGCCTCCCTTTCGAAAGAGACGGCTCTGTAAGCCTTGTGGCAGTCTCTGAGCATTGCCAACTTGATTAGCCACTCCACCAGATACCAAACGTAATACAACACATACCCCATTTCCTTCATCTGGGCAGTATGTATCATTTCGTGGTTGATGTCCGTCTCCCTCATCGTGCATCCCTTGCGCACGAACAGCACTCCAAACAGGTTAATCGCCTTGAAGCCCGGAAATGGAATGATGCTGTTATATATCACCTTCATAACTCAACATTTAACATTTAACATTTAACACTCAACATTTAACATCCAACACTTACCCCACCGTGCTCCAAAACGTCAGCAGCACCATCCATATCGCCGTCACCTCCGCCATAAGCCACGGATGGTCGTCCTCGCTCCTACATGCCCAGTACACTACATACCACCCTAATAATGCAACCACAATCCTCCAGTTCACCGTCAGACACCAGCCTACACTCGCCGCAGCCGACACGATAGCAGCACTTTTATGCACAGCTCTCTCGTCTTGCTCCAAGAACCTTGGCGCAGCTCCCACGAACATCAGTCCAGCGCAAGACAGGAAAGCAAGGCACTGCACACCCTTGCCACAGTCCAGCAAGCACACCATCATCAGCATGCCGAACAGTATCATCACCATCTGGAACACCCAACCCTTCTTGCCCATCAAGTAATAGATAGACGATACCATGTCAGGCACCCCATACTTATTAATCACTACGCAAAGCATCACCACAAACAGCAATGCCGCAATAAAACTCAATACTACCATATTCTTAAAGTTAAATGTTAAACGTTCATCGTCAGCACCTCCGGATAGCCTGCTGTATAGTCATACCCAAGCACACTCTCCACGGTCTGCATCTCGCTCACAGCCTTCTTGTGCGCAGCCGTCACGTTAAAGCACTCCAATGCATACATCTCCAGTGCCGAGAGCAGCTGTATCGCCTTGTCGCACTCCACCACCAGCTTCACATCGCCCAGCCACAGCGTCGTTGTAGCCTGTCCCATCGCCTTAGCAATGGTAGTAGAGTTCATCAGTCCCACACGAGTCGCCTTGTCCAGCCACACACGCTGTCTGTTAAGGATAAAGCTGTTTACAGCAGGAGACGTGTCGTGCTTCTCAATCTCCGCCAACACCATCTTCTGTGCCGCAGCAGTAAGCGCAGCCTCCGATGTCATGCCGCCCGTCTCCAGGCGCACACCGTCATATACCCACACCTTGCGCACCACCGCTTCGGTAGTCGCCATTCCGTTCTCGTCAGGCATACCGTCCGAAAACTCCGTCTCTTCCTTGCCGTTGATAAGCAGCAGAACGACACCGTCGCCAACAGTCAGTCTCGGCTGTGCCTCGTCAAAATAATACTTCTCCATAATAAAAAATTAACATTAAACATTTAAAATTCAACACTCAACATTCATCAATGTACTGCATCTGATTAGTCGAGCCTTCAAAGATATATCCGCACTCGTCCACAATCCTCACGTCCTCCAACGGCAGCAAGGTCTTCTTGCCATACTCCTGCTCCGCTGCCACCATCCAAGCCACAATGCCCATCATTCCACCATGCACCTCCCTGGCAACAATCTTGCCCGTAAGCTCGCCGTCTTCGGTCACCTCCGGCATACCTATCAGCATCTTAATCCAGTTAGGCTCGCCCGACTTCTCGCTCTTGCGTATCTCGTAATCGAACACCGTGAACGCCTGTCCGCTACGTGCCAACTCCAGTGGCTTGATATTCGGAGCGTCCATCTTGCGGTCTATGCGTATCTTCTTTGTCAGTTCTCGTAGTTTCATATCTTTCTCAATTTTAGCCATCTCTCCGAATCCGTCAGTATGCCGCATCAGACCAAAGTAGCTGCCCCACGACTCGTTGCTGTCGCATTTTCTCGCCCTTAGCAACGTATCTTTACGTATAAGGCAGTAGCCTTTGTTCGTGTCGGCAACGTGCTTGTCAGCATTGCGTATCACTCTGTAGCCGCAGAAGTCAAGACCTCGCATGTCGTTGATATTCGTTACTCTTGTATCGCCACGCTTCGCCCTTATCTTTAACTCGTACCACCAATACTGCCTTATTCTCCACTTCATCTGTTGTGCTTCTTCCTTCGTCCGGCAAGCCACCATGCAGTTGTCGGCATAGCACAGCCGCCATTCGGTGTTTCGGCACAGCCATTCGTGGAATCTCAACATCAGTATATGATGAGCAAGCGGACTCGTCGGTGTGCCTATAGGCAGTTGTCCGTCAACAAAGCACAACTCCACGGCAAAGTCTATCAGCCACTTGTCGCCAATAAGATATTTAAGCTCCTTACGGAACACGCTCGGCTTCACGTGCATATAGCATTGTCGTTGGTCGGCTGTCACTATCCAGTCCATATCCCGCAGGTCGTAGAACAGATGCTTCACTCTTGGCAGCACATAGTTGCTTTTCAGTTCCTTGTGCGTCGCCGACGGAGTTATACCGCAACCTTCTTTGCAGTTGAGCGACACCAGCGGGTCTCGCCTACGATATATCGGCTCCAGTTTATTCTTTAGCAAATGTTCGTACACTAAAGTTCTGAACGTAGGAGCGTCTATATGTCTCACCTTCTTGTTGTTATTTACCTTGGTTAGTTTACGATACTCGATGTCTTTACGCCAACTTCCATCTTTGAGACGTTGTTTAATACTTGCGCACAGCCCGTCTACATCCTTCAATGCCTCCTTTACTTCCGGTCGTTTCCTTCTGCCTTTCGCAGCACTCTCAACGGCTTTCTTGAAGTCGTCAGCAACGAAGGGTATGTAGTTGGGTCTATGCACGTTAATAATATGTTTTGTGCGGATTGCTCCGCTGTTAATAATCAGTGTCGGGCTAAAAAGTTGACGGAACTGTCTGTCCGTCAGGATGTCTCTCGGTCACGTCCGCTGCATCACGTACAGCCATCGTGCTACGCTCACATCCCTTGTCTTTGATATTCTCTGCTTCTCCTGAGCGAGAGTGGTGCTCCCGTGTTATTAGTTCTGCATCTTTTATGATGCCCGACGTTGGGCAGAACCGCCATTATTCACGTTCGTATTCGCAGCCGAGTTGTTAGCATTGAGATACCGAGGCGAACAATTCGCATTGTTCGCATTGCCACGCAAACGGACGGCTCGGGAACGCCATCCTCTTTAGCCATCCTCTATATGGATAGCATCACCTCTCATGCAGGCTTCAGAGGCTTCGGCCCTCATGCCGAGCTTGTCCTGGTTTTGAGGAAATATTTTGTCTTGATTCATTTTATTCTATCTTTTAAACCACTATAAAGTTACTAATTTTGTTTCTAATTGCCAAGGACATGGCGCGGTTGCACCGCGCTGCACAACGTTGCACTAAGTTGCACTTGGCTGCGCCCTATTGCACAATGCGACACTGGGCAGAACCGCCATAAAACACGGACGCAGGCGCAGCCGAGTAGTGAGCATAGAGAAACCGAGGCGAACAATACGCAATGTTCGCATAGCCACGCAAACGGACGGCTATACGAACGCGCTGCCCGTATCGGTCAAGCCAATACGGTTCTGTCCATCCGTAGCAGCATTGATAAGAATCTATATTTCCGCCGTTCTCCGTCTTGTAAGGAGTTAGCCCCATACGCTTCTTGAAGTAACCGCCGCCTAATATTGGAGGTCCGAACGTGCCTATCTTGGCATACACGCCCTCAAATGCAAACGTCTTGAAGTCGCTAAGGATGGTATTATTTTCCATGAGCCAGTTCTTCTGTTTTGGCTCAAGGTAGAAGTCTATGTAGGCGTTCTTTATCTTGTCCTGGATAGTATTCTCCTGCTGCTTTCCCGTGCCCACCATTTCCATGCCGCCGCCCCAGTAGCCGAACACGTCTCCGCTTAGGTTCATACCATGTACAAGACTAAGACGTAGACACAACTCACAGTCATACTCAACCTTACTGTCCGCAGCCTTATAACCCATACACGTACCTGTCTTGATGCGATACACATTGCAGCTCATCACGCCGTCAGCCAGTCCCTTTACTCCTGTCACATTTCTGTAGCGATACGTCTGTCCGTATGCCTCATATTCTGTGTCCTCGGCTATGCCAAATTCCACAGCCCACGATGCTGCCATCTGACTCTCCATACACTGCTCCTTCGGTTTCTCCTGATTGACAAAGTTCGAAAAACCAACCTTGCTCATATCCGACTTTACGCCAAACGGCGTTTGGTCGCCCCATTTTTTATATGTCCAGTCTGTAGTGCCTTTCTCGCGCACCCTCACGCCACCGTTATTCATCCAGTCATCCGCCGATGCACATGAGTCGTTGCTCGATATTCCCGAGCCGAACAAGTTCTTGTCATGCAGATACTTTGTACCATAAAGCAGTTCCATGCACAATGTGAAGGTGTTGATAGCGTGATAACCGCCTTCGGCAAACGGCACTGGTGCATTTACGTCAGCATTGTTAGCTCGTGCGTACTGCATGTCACTCGTCTGGTTAAGACTGTGCCGCGGATAAGTCCTGTCCTCTCTGTCAAACATCGAGCACATGTCCGCGCCTGCTGAGCTCGCACCGCTTGCAGTATTAGCGTCACCTACCGCATACGCAAAGAAGAAGTTGCGTGTCTTGTTGCCCACTGTCGTCACCAGGCATGGTGCCAATGCTGTACCAAGCAGCGGAAAATTGCCCGTATCAATGCCGTCATAGCGCACCTGACGCTTGAATACACCCGACAATACCTTGCCGCTCTCGCCAGTCTGACGGTCTACGGGGTAAAGAGTATCGTAGCGACCAATCATCACCGAATACTTAGTCTCGGTGGTCTCCCAAGGCAAAAGCTGACGCACCTTGTTGCCCTCGCCATCATACAAATCCACCAAGCCGAGCGAGTTGTACACCTCTGTTGCATCGTAAGGATGTGCGCCAGCCTTATCTGTCACAACAACTCCATTTTTCAGTGTCAATGGAGTCGTGTGCTCGGCATCGGTATAGAGCTGTACGTCACAAGCCGCACGCATTTCCTCCGTGATACCCACCGTAGGAGCAAACGCACCCGTCACAAAGCGGAAGTGATCGTTGTCCATAAGCTGACCTACGGGGTGTGTAGCCTCGCCAGTGTTGTCGGTATGGTCGATAAGGAACGGATGCCATTCGCCCAAGAAATCCTTGTTGCCCTTGCAGTTCTTGAAGTGAGGGTCGCCCGTCACCTCGTCGTTCTCGCCTACATAGTAGTCCTTAACGTTCTCCTTCAGTTCGGCAATGTCAGCAGCGTTCTGTGCAACAGCATCCTTAGTCTCCTTCATGTCCGTCACAAGCTGATTCACCTTCTCGCCCTCACCCACCTTTACGCTCTTGCTCTCACCGTTGCGGTCGGTCACAGTCAGCGTGCCGTCGTCGGCAAGAGTCGCGTTAACGTTGCTGGCAGCAGTTACCGCAGCAGACACCTTTTCTGCGCCTCCGTTAGCCTTCTCGGCAGCAGTATTTGCAGAATCAGCAGCCGTGTTAGCGTTCATCACAGCCTGCTGGCTGGCATCAGCACGCTCCTGCTCAGACGCTACTCGCAGCTTCTCGTTAGCTACACGTCGCGCCTCCGCTTCCGCTCTCAGCTTCTCGTCGTTGCCTCGTGTGTTCTCAGCCTCCGTGCGGTTCGTCTCGTTGCTCGCACGCTGAGTTTCAGTCTCTGCACGCTCATGCTCAGCCTTCACGCGCTCCTGCTCATTAGCTGTTGCCGTATTGTTAATAACCACAGCCTTATCCACCTCCGCCTTAGCCTTACGCAGCGTGTCGGTAAGCTGTAGGTTGAGAGCTTCGCCCTGCTCAGCAGCCTCCTGCGCACGGCTTGCCTGAGCCTGTGCCGATGCCGAAGCCGAAGTCGCAGCCGTAGCCGCTGCATCCACCTTATCCAAAGCAGCCTGTAGCCCTGCCGTAGCAGTAGTCACGCTCTCCGCAGCCTTAGCCGCTTCCGCTGCCTTGTCGTTAGCAGTTTTAGCAGCAGCGTTGGCAGCCGTAGCAGCCTCCTGCGCACTCTGAGCACCGTCGTGAGCGCTCTTAGCGTCCACGAGCAGGCTCCACCACTCGTCCTCACCCACAGGCTCGTGCCCGATGTTGCCGTCCGCCTTGCTCAGATAGGTGTTGCCGCCGTGCGTCACAAGCTGTAGCTTACAGTAAGTCACACTCGCGTCGTATGCCCCTTTAGGGTGCATGCCGACACTACCCATGTCAATGTACTTCTTTTCCATATTCACTTGTTATTATAAAAATCGTTCTTCGTATTAGTTCTGTGCTACGAGCAGATGTCCTTCTTCCGACAATTTGAATCTGTCCATATCGCCCTCCGTGATACAGGCAATCAGCTTACCTTCTACCACGTCAAACGTCGGGTAATCAAACGAACCCTTGGAGTATTTGTCTGTTTTTTCATATTCTCCCGTCTCCTCATTCCACTTCATCCAATATCCGTCCTCACCGATGATGTTCGGATGGTCAGCCAGCGCCTTGGCACGGTCGCCCTGCTCGTTAGCATATCCGGCAGCGGTATTAGCCGATATGGTAGCAGCGCCAGCATCCCCTACAGCCTTGTCTATGCGCACGTCCACCTCGCTCAGTTTAGCGTCCACCTTGCCGATAGCCTCGCCAGCGCTCTCAATCAGCTTGCCCAGCTCCACGTTAGGAGGCAGCACAACAATAGCCGTGTCCATCTCTACCGAGTCCTCGCCCTCTATCACCTCGCCAAACGCCGTGTCGCCCTTGGCATTGTTGTCAACAAGCATTATTTGCTCATACTCATTACTACGCCAAGAACAGCCGAACAGCTTTCCGTGTACCTCCAGGGCATAAGCGCCCAGCGCCATTTCCGAGCTTCGCACCGTAGCCTCTATCAGCGAGTCGTCTTCCGCACTAATCGCGAACGTCAGCTTTCTGCGCCTGAAGGCATTCACAAGGTTCACCTCCACCTCCTCACAGGCAGGCAGCGGAAACTTCTCCATCTGCCCACCCACGATTTTACGCACCGGGATGCGCAGCGTAAAATCATTACCTCTTACAATCTTTTTCATATCTCATTGTTTTTTATTGATTTTAATTCTGTGTCATCTTTCCCGTTATATAAGTGCAATTCCAGTCCGTTCCGTCATAAATAAACAGCGAAATCTGCCCTCGATAGTTCGACACTCTCTGATTTGTCGACGATGTATCACCTGCTGTACGGATACTTTTATTGCTTTGGATTTTCACCTTACCACCACCCTTCTGTATCACCGTCACCTGTTGACCTGTTACAGGGTTCGTAGGCAGCTGCACGGTGGTTTCATATTCGCTGTTCGCTACAAAAAGACCAGTACTGTTGCCCATTTTTTCATCAGTGCTTGTACTGAGCACATTATTTGCGAACACACCGCGAATCACCGCATTCGTTTCCATCACGACACCACCATTGGGCTTATTCATATATACCGACGGGGTTTCTCCCTCGGAGGGTGAATACACATAAGCGACCAATCTTGAGACATTAACTCCCGATACGCCGTACCCCGGCGGTAGACTCCAGACGTTTGTACCGCCATAAGCAACGGTGTAAGCCGACTTGCCAAGCCAGATGCCAGTATAGTAGCTGCCATTAGCGTCACCATGTCCGAACTCTGTCACGTAGGCTCCAGTACGCATATATCCACCATGTATGCTGCCGCTGCGTACAAAAGCAGGTGTATATTGTATCATGCTGCCAACTATAGTTGCGCCCCCCACGGTCGTATTATCTGCGGTGATAATGTCGCAACCAAGACTGGTGTCTTTTCCAATCTTCCAGATACCGAAAGTACTACTGCCTGTCACATTCAGATTTTTAGCTGTCAATTCATTGGTTTTTATTACATTAGCAACAGCATTATCCACATTGAGCAGCTTTGCATTAATACCCTTATCGTCAAACACAGCCACCTCATCCCCAGACTGCGTGCGGAACTTAGTCTTGTCTGCCGTCAGCATTATCTGCTTGCTGTTTATGTCTATACCAGCGTCAAGCAGTCGCGACGACATAGAGCGGCTTGTGGTGTACTCCGTCACCGTAGCGCCATATTCCAGTTTAGGCTGAGATATGTAGAGGTTACAACCCTGCAAACAGCGTATCAGCACATATTTAGGCAAATTATCGCCAACAACACGCCAGTGCACCCAGTATCGTTTCCATACATAGTCTTCCTTAAACTCCACCTGAGCATTGCCGTTGGCTGCCGAGTGTTGGTTAGACCCGTTTACTCTGTCCAGCACCTCGACAAACACCTCCTCTGTAGTGTCGCTTTTGTAGAAGTAAGCAGTAAACTGACAACCCATATTGCCCTTTGCCATAAACGAGAACATATAGTCCTGTCCCTGCTTAACAAAACCCGTATCGCCCAAATCCCACTTTACTGTGTCTATATTGCCGCTGTAGTAGCGAGCGTCCGAATTAAGCGTAGCGCAACCGTTGTAAGTCTGCCCTGCAATTTCGTCCGCGCTGCCGCCTGTCGGATGCAGAAACGTGTTTTCAGTCGCCACTGTCAGCGTGCCGCCAGTCTTCAGCGTATCTGTATTATCCAGCAGGTTGCCGCCAACATACTCAGCATCCTCCTTCGACATAGACCATCCTACATATTCGTCGCCCTCAACGAGCATAGGCTGACAAAACCAGGCATTAGTAGTTATTCCGTCTTCTTTACTGCGCGCCCAAAAGTTACATTCTATATAGTCGTATATAGTATTACCCGTATCAAACGTAAACGAACAGAATTGCCATTCTTTTATCTTTTTGATTTGAAAACTTTCGGAAAATCCGTCAGATAAACGTGTTCCCGTTGCATTTTCTGCCCACTTTATTTCTATACGAACCAATGGGTCCAACCTGTCACATTTTACCCATACCGAAGCTGTATATTTCTTGTTCTTTTCAATCTTGATACATTTCGTCAAGTCGGGGGTTATAGGCCACCAAAATAAACCTGAGAAATAATCCAGACCAGCTGAAATGACATGAGCACAGTTCACTCCATTTACGCCGTTCAGCGTTTCAATTCCGCCACCTTCGTATGTACCGATTCTTACGCCTCCCTGCCTTTTCAGCGCACTCCCCACAAGCAGATTCTTCCTGCCCACAGCCGTCTCGCTCACCTTCAACGAAATATCCCGTGCCGTCTGCTTGATAGTCGAAGTATATTCCGTCAGTTGGCCCGGAGTCTTCAGCGGCAATTCATTATATTTGCCGCTAATCTCATTATACTGCGTAGTAAGTCCGCGCATATCCATCTTCAGTCCGCCCCAAACGGCCGACACGTCAACGTTCACCGTCAGCGTAGAGTATATATAACTGTACGAACCATCTGCTGCTTGATACTTCGCAGCCACAGAAACACTCGCAGTCGTCACAGGCACCGTGATAGTCTTACCGTCCGACGTGGTAATAGATTGTTGGTTTACACGCTCGATAACAATAAGAAAACCATCGCCGCTTCCTACCACGGCGTAACAACCATTCATTTCCAATATTGAGAAGTCGATAATGTGATTCTTGCCCCAATCCTGTCCGTCACGACTAAATGTCACCCTTGAAACTCTATCCGAACCTAACACAACAGAAACATTGCCATTACTGTCCCGTTTCGTTGTGAGGACAATCGGATTCGGATTCCACGTCACCTCAATCGCACTCTCACCGTCCGTACCGTTTGCACCGTCGTTTCCATTTGCACCGTCAGCGCCCTTCTTGCCGTCACTCAGCACAGCAATGTCGTAGTCAGCAAGCACATTATTCGCATCCTTTGCGCTGTAAGCAATAATTTTTAAGCTTTTCAAGCTGCGAAGTACACTCTCGTACAGGTCAGCAAGACTAAGCGTCTCCGTGTTTCCATCCTCATACGTCACCTCAGCCTTCACCGTATATTCATCAGCCTTTAGCACCGTCTTCGAGCTGCCCACACGCTTTATCACGTCCACCCCGAAGCCATTCGGAGTCGTCGTGCCGTCGTCGTGCTTTACAAGCGTCCTGCTCGTAGGCACCAGCTCATACGACACCACGTAAGGCTCAATCACATTGCCCGTACTGCCCGAAAACAACTCGAACATGTCAGCATTTATTCTCACCTTCCCCGGCGACAGAATACACGTCTCCTCCTGCCATACGTAAGGCGTGACCGTAGTACCCACCTTGCGAGGCGCACCTACGCCGTGATACATCGTAATAGAAGGAGCATTGCCCGTGTTATTATCCTCGGTCGAAGTGGCGAGCTTTATTACATTGCCACGGCTCTTCCACCTAATCTGGTCGCCCACCTGCACAATCACGTCACCCTCCGCAGGAGCGTCAGGCTCGCCACCGTCCACAGCCTCGTAGCCGTAAAACCTACGGCTCGCTACCGAAGTGTTGCTATCGTCAGTCCCGCTGCCCTCCTGCTGCTCAAACAGCTCAGCCATCGACACCAGCTCGCCGTCATACACCGTAGCCACAGCCACACCGCCCCAGCGCAGCACCCTGCCCCTCTCGTCAGCCAACACACGCACGCCACGGCTCGGCAGCATAGCATCGCCGCCCTCAAACTCCCGCACGTTCGACAGAATCACATAGTCATACAGCTTCCCATCCTCCAGCACCTCCTGCCCGGTGTCAACCACAAGACGCCAATAGTACCTGTTAGACACATTGTAGCTCGTGCCCGACTTCACATTAAACGTCTGACACAGCGCCATCATGCCCACATGCCACCAGTTCATCGTTTTCGTAGTGCCGTCGTCGGCAACGGCATAGCACTTGTACGCCACTGTATCATTGCCGTTTTTCAGCTCCATTACCTTTGCTATAGTAGAGCCCGCATTCGAGAAGATAGTCGTGCCGCCCGAGTACGACACCCTGCGAATCTCCAACTGAGCGAAGAAAGCCTTCACCCTCGCCACAAGGAAGTCAATATACAGGTGACTCTTGCCGTCTTCGCCCAAGTACAGGTCAAAGCCCTTAGCACCCACAACTACACGGTCGGCAGGAGTAGAGTCCACGTCATGCACACGGTCAACAACCACGTCGCCCAACACAGCGTCAGCCAGCTTCGCATTTCCCTTCGCATCGACACCCTTTTCACCGTCACCTATCTTAAGACCCTTCATAAAGCGTATCTGTCCCTGAGCAATATCGTCATATTGCTTCGACAGAAAGTACTTGCTGCCATATTTAGAGACGATACTATTAAATTGTGAACCAGAATAGCTACTGCTGTTACCATTTGAACTATTAGCAATGATTGTCTGCACATCATCTTTTAATTGTGTGACAGTTCCCTTGTTCGCCTGATTGCCGACTGTGATTTCTTGAATAAAATCATAATCCAGATTGGTCGTTAGCTTTAAAATTCGAGTGTCAAGTGTATAACCTTGACCATCGCTATATTTTACCTTTTGTCCAATTTGTAATCTCGGATTATTTGCTTCAAACACCTGCGGATATACCGAAAATTCGTAGTTGTTCAAATCTGAATTTAAGCGTTCAATCTCTTTTATCGCTTTGTCTAACAATTTTTCTTGTGCGTCTTTCTGATATTGTTCTGACATCGCAATATTGTACAGGACTGTTATATTACAGCTCAGACTTGGCAAAGATTCACCACGAGGTATCAACCTTTCATCTTCATTTGTCGGTATTATAAGATTATTATCTTCTTGATAAATTATCTCATAGTCACCGCTTAAAATGTTAAAATTGGCTGAATCTACATCATCAGAATCATGCGCTGAATAATTATCCTTGTGATATTTCAGCTCAAAGCCAACATGTTCTCCATTTGTTCCACGACCTGCCAACGGGGTAGACAAAGCATTAATGTTCGTATTAGCCTCGAAAGAGCACGACAAAGTTTTGCCGTTAACAATTAAATTGTCGGTTAATTCAAAGTCATACCAATAATGAGTGACCCCATTATCTACAGTTTTATTCACAAGTTTTTTAGTCTTGTCTTCTGTAGTCGTGCAGTACGCAAGGCGCATATACCACACTGTGAATATTTTATACGCTGCGACACTTCCATCAGCATTATATGTAAGTGGTATTTTCTTTTTCGTAGTATCATCCAGTACGTATTTCTTTCTTCCTCTCACCTTGTACACGTATGTATTCAGCGATGGAAAAACGTCAGAGAAATTCAATACTTTTGTCAGCAATGGCTCTTTGGTCTTGTCTTTACGCAAGTCTATCGTAGAGAAATCGTCTACAGTGTATTCAATTTCTTTACCGTTAATATTAACAATGCCTTTTCCGCTTGCTAATTGCAATCGTATATCGCTTGACGAAACGTTCTCCCCTAAACTGTTTGTCTGTGTAATATTACGTGTACCGCCGAACACAGTATATGAGTTGTACCTTAATTCCGCAACTGTTTCAATAAATCGCTTGTCGGACTCAAAATTGTCATTATGGTGTCTTGGGGCTTTATTCGATTGCTGTATTTCTCGTGACAAGCCATTTCATCCCCTTACCCCACCAAGCGACTTGAGGCAATACGCAGTTGAAAACCGACAAGAAATAAGGATTAGCCAAAGTCTGTATTGAATAA